CTAGCGGCGCGGGCTTTGTGGCTTTTTCCACTCAAATGCGCCTGTACTCATCCGCTGGCGGTGCCGTTTTTTCGCGGCAAGACAAGCCGCAACGCTGGTACGGATCACCAGTTTGTCTTGCCCGTTTAGCTCCTGCCCCTGCAACTTCGCTGCACTGATAATGGCAGACTCCAAAGTTTCTTTTTTTAACATGCTACACCTCAGTTGATCGGTTACGCCTCCATGATGAGGCGTACCGTAATCATTTTTATCGTGGTTTTTTTGGCTGTAGATTGGAATAAATGGCGCGTCCGAATTGCTTTTGCGGGTTGTGTACTTCAGCGGTTAGCTCATTGATGAGTTGCCGCTTAAGCGCAGCGTTACGCTGATCAAAGGCCAGCAGAGTGGCATCGTCAGGCTTCCCGGTAAAGGTGTTAGGCGCACTGATACTGATCGCAATACGTGGCTGCGCCTCTATCTGTCTGGCGGCATCCTGTACCGCCGGTGACTGACGACCAATAGCGCGAACCCCCAGCGAACCATCAGCACCACGGGTCAACGGCATAATGGCTTCCGGCCCGGCTTCACCGAACACGCCCGCGCCTTTCGCAAAAGCAAAATACTGCGGAGTGCTGTATACACCACCGCTGTATGCAGAAAGCGACGGAGAATCGTAAACGCCGCCCAGCGCGTTAAAAGAGAAATTTGCGCCCGCACTTTGAATGGCCGTTCCGCTGCTGGCTGCGCCACTCGCGCCTCCAAATAAACTCCCGAACATCCCACCAGCTCCCCCGCCCACTGAAGCCAGAATGGCTTTGGTGATCAGCGCCTGCGTCGCCATCTGGATCAGCGACTGAATGACACTTTCGCCGAGAGACGTGAAGATGTTCGACATACCGTCTTTAAAGCTGGTTGCTCCCGTCAGAACGTTTGTCATATTGGTGGAGATCGAGTTGGTGGCATTGTTCAGAATTTCGCTGGTAGCCGTTGCTGACATCGAACTCAGGTCTTTTGCCTGATCCGCATAATTCATCAGAGAATCGCTAATTCCTGCTCTCCAGTCTGATTGTTGAGCGTCGGATTGTTTCTGGTAGTCATCCTGTATCGCCAGCCGTTCAGCAAGGGCGGCTTTCAGCGCTTCTGTTTGCTGTTCATAAAGGTCTTTAGATAGCTGTTTACTGCTGAAATCGCGATCCAACTCATCCTGACGTTTGCGGAAATCAGCGCGGATATCGGCCATTTCTTTCATACGGTCACGGGCTTTGCTACCCATGCCAGCACCGAGGAAATCAATATTCCCCCGGTCACGCGCAGCAGCATTGCTATCAGCCAGACCGTTTCTGAATGCCTGAAGTTTTTCCTCTATATTTTTCTGGTCAATAAGGGCCGCATTTTGTAGCAAAATTGCTTTTTTAGCGTTATCGAGAGATGCAAGCTCTCCCTGAACAACCTGATATTTCATTTTTGCCAGTTCGTTATTTTGTCCGGCAAGAGATATTTGCTCACGCTGCTGTTTAAGCAAGCGGGTATACACATCTTCTGTTTTTTCGATATCAGATTTACCGCGTGGCTTTTTATGCGATTCATTAAGATTAAAATCAGTGGCTGCATTTCCCTGAATAGCCGCGATCTGCGCGTCCTGTCCCGGCAAAATTTTACCCTGATTATCAGTCCTTACCGCCCCCTGCTTTATGGCATCCTGTAGGGCTTTCAGCTTGGCTCTCTCCACGCCCTCTTTTTGGGACAGTGCAATGCTTTCTTTTTGTTGTTTTATAAAGGTATCGTAAGCCTTATTTATTTGAGGTGTTTGCGGCTGATTGTCTGCTGATTTCGCCTTCATCTCGTCCATAAACTGGATGGTCATCGAAAAAAGCGAGGCCATTTTATCCCCGAAGCCCAGCGTACTCATAATTGAACTTTTAATTTTATTAAATGCAGCGGCTGAAGCGTTTACCTTTTCCTCAAGCTCTTTTTGTAGTTTATTCTGCGCATCAACGGCGTTATTTAGCTGAATTGTAGTATCAGCTATATCACGCGATAATTTATTGTATTCACGCTGATATTTAGCTGCATTTCTTACGTGACCATTATTCTGATCGTTCTCCACCCCCATTTGATGGGCCAGCATTGTGTATTCCTGAACTTTCCGGGCGGCTTCTGCCTGCGCGTCCCTCAAGTCCTCCAGCTTATCTTTGAGCGCGTCAATGGATTCACCAGAATCGGCAATAGAGCCTCTGATTTGAATTTCGCTCATGGCTTTCGCTTTTTCCACCACCTCATCAAGGGTGGAGGCATACTGTATAGCCGACTGTCGAGCCTGCTCCTGATTCTGATACCACGTATACCATGCACCGGCACCCAGCATCAGAATCCCCGGAATACCGCCAAAGAGGGAGGATACGCCAGCCCATGCGGTTCTCGTTACTGAGGTGAGCGCATTAAGCCGCTGATTGGCTATTGACAGCTCATTGACCGTGGCGGTTTCCGCTTTATTCGCTTTGACCATCTCCATTGAGTTTCTGGCAAGCAGCGTCCTGATTGATGCGCGTTGTTTTTCAGTCTGCGCCAGTTCAAGTTGAGCCACGAGTGAGCGCTGATTAGACAGAAGCACCGATTTTTCCGCTTCAATCTGAACAAGAGAAGCATTCGCCCCTTCGATTTTAGCAGCGGTGCTGGCAATCTCCGCCCCTCTGGCCCTCACAAGTTCTTCGGTCTGTGATTTCAGTTGCAGCGTCCAGTTACCCAGAAAACGGGTCACGCCCACAGCCGTTAACGCTCCCGCTGCCATTGCTACGGTATCAATGTTCTCAGCCAGTGAATCAAGCCCACCAGCAAGGGCGGCGGAGGCACCGTATGCATCATTTGTGCCGCCCACCCAGGCCATAAAGGCATTTTCAACCTTTTGAGTCGAGGCTGATACCGTTTTGGGCATTGAATCAAATTCAGCCTGCATCACCCGTAACTGAGCGGTAATAGCCGGAACCACTTTATCTATTGTCAGTAGTCCATTATCAGCCATCGCCTTGAGGTCTTTGCGGGCAACGCCCATACCTGCGGCCAAGGCACGGATGATCCGATCACCGTTTTCGTTAACGGAGTTGAATTCCTCCCCGCGCAATACCCCCTGCGCAAGCGCCTGGCTGAACTGCGTGATAACCGAACTGGCCTCTGACGTGCTGGCCCCGGATAATTTAAGGCCGGTGCTGATAGCCTCGGTGACTTTCAGTACATCGCCAGAGGAATAGCCAAACTCACGCATGGATGCCGCCGAACGGGCAAATAAACCTGCGTTATCGCTGAAAGCTGTACCGGTTTTCTGGCTGATATCCATCAGCAAACGTTGTGAGTGAGTGAAATCATCGGTCGATGTGGATGCCTGTTTCAGGCGGGCATTGACGGAACTCCATTCATCAGCAAGCGATATCAGATGCCCTGTAGCGAATGCCCCGGCAAACGCGCCAGCCATTCCCATCGCGGCATTCTTCGTTTCCGACAACTGAGCGGAGACTTCGGCCAGAGCCTGCCTCGTCTCACGCGCCGAAGTCGCGGCCTGCCGCCCACCTCGTTGCATCGTTTTGTAGTAGTCTGATCCCAGCCGGGAAGCGCGTGATATTTCTGTCTGGAATGATTGCGAGTTTGCTGAAACTTTGATTATCAGCTCGCGTAATGTAGCCATAGTTCACCTCGTGTCAGATGCCGTCAAAAGCAGCGAGCCGCTGTTTATGGGTTTCACTCATATCGAATGCAAAATCCTCGTGTTCCGCCTGGAATGTGCCAAATGCCATTAGCGCAGCCACTGCCGGATCAATCTTGTTAGAGGATTTCTTCTTGTTGGGCTTAATATTGGCGTTAGCGTCGGACTCCATCACCACGTTACCAATCGCCCAGGCCAGTACCGGATCGCCGCGATGGCGTACCACCTTGCGGTTAACGAACACTTCAAACGATTTCGCTACCGGGCTGAATTTAAGATAGGTTTGCTGGAACGGCTCCACATCAAGGCCCGCCCCCTGTAGCTGGGTACGCAGATGCGTGGCGTTCCACGTATCGAAGCCCACCAGCCGGATATTGAATGTTTCAGCGTCGCGCAGGATATCGTCACGGATGCGGTCATAGTCGATACAGTCGCCGGGGGTGGTTCGTATCCAGCCCGCTTTTACCCACTGGCGATAGATGGCGCGGTTTTTGTTAGCAACGTTAAGTAGCTGCGCTTCGGGCAGATAGTGCCGGGTAAGAAGCCTGATCTCGCGTTCAAACGGGAAAGCGTAACTCACACTGGTAATATCGCTGGTTGAGGACAGGTCAAACCCGGCGTAGCACTCCATCCCGGTAAGGTCTTCTTCGGTGTAGTCGAGCGCACAGGCATCCCATGCACCGGCCCCCATCCACGGCGTGGAGCCCTGGCACCAGATATTGAAACGCTTGGTCAGCATTTCGACCCACTGCGACGGTATGCCCCGCGCTTTCTGGATAGTGGACTCCAGTTTCGCCGCGTCAACGGACACATGCAGGTTAGGGTTAGCCTTAATCCACATTTCCGGCTGCTCAACCTCGCTTTCGTCGTCCAGCTCGTAGATCAGGACAAACAGCGAATCGTTGCTCTCTTCCCCGGCCAGAATCTGGCAGCAGTAGTCATAATGCTGTTTACAGGCAGAGACAACGTTACTCCCGGCGGTCGTGATCGCGAACAAAATCGCCTCCGGACGTGCGCCCATACCCAGCTCAAGAGCGGAATAAACGCCGTTATCCGGGTGAAGGTGGTATTCATCGACAATCGCCAGGCTGGGGTTAGTCCCCTCAATGGTGGCCGCTTTCGCCGCCAGCGGCTTTAACAGGCTGTTGCTCTTCGGGAAAATAACCTTATGCGCCTGGATATTGACGCGCTTTTTCAGCGGTTTTGACAGCAGGCACATCTGGCGGGCATCGTCGAACACGATTCGGGCCTGATCACGACTCACCGCCGCCGTGTAGATATCCTGCTGGCCCTTCTCCATCACCAGAAACCAGTTAGCCAGCATGGCGGCCACGGTGGATTTGGCGTTCTTACGCGGTACTTCAATAAAGGCGCTGCTGTACTTGCGGCGCCCTGAATCCCTGACCTTAAAGCCCAGCAAGTTAGCAAAGGCGAACTGCTGCCACGGCTCCAGCTCGATTGGCTGGCCACGCAGCGGGCCTTTGACGTGTGGACAGAGACGGGAGAAGGCAATAAACCGCTCTACGGTCGCAGTATCGAACTCATAACGGGGGTCATTCAGGTCTGAAAAGTACCTTTCCACGGCCTGTTTTACGCGCTTACAGGCCGGAATTTCACCCGATTTAATGGCGTTTGCGTAATCATTCCAGACGGTCAAGCTCGTCCTCCTCTTCCGTTTCTACCGGATTACGGCGGCGGCTTACCGGATCAAAGCCCAGCAGCGACGACATTTTTATGAGAATTTTTTCGGCATCCGCTTTTGCGCTCAGTGCCGGGTTACGGCTCTCACCGCCCTGGCTGTTCACTATGCTGAATCCCCGCGTGGCAAGGTCTTCCACGGCTTTGCGGTACATCGAGTAATTGACGCAGTACAGCTCAAGGTTGTTCCAGTCGGCAGGCGTCAGATCACCGCGCTCCGCCAGCTGCTTCGCTTTTGCTTTCCACTGCTGCGCCGCGATTTCATCAAGGTAGGCGGGCGGTTTGGGTGGTCTTGCCATAACTTACTGTTTTCCTGTCTGTTTTATTTTCAAAAAAATCACCGTGCGTAAAAATTTGAGGGGGCGGGTGGTGCCTGGCGCCCTCGTGTTCGTCCTGAAAACCTCCCCCACCCCATCGGTGCGGCCTGTCAGCGGTTGCGGAAGCATTCCATCACCTCCCGTTCACGCTCACTCTTGCGCCTCACTAGCTGGCGCTCATCGCGTCTGGTGCGGGTCTGCATGAAGCCATCACGGCATCGGGCCAGCGACTGATACAGATTCACCACGTCTTTCTCATTCATGATCAACCTCATACATCCAGTTATTGCGCTGTGCTGCCCGTTCTTCCTGCTCGCGGTACATCCCCGCTTTGCGGTTGGCTTTGGTGGTAGGGTCTTGCTGTGTGGTCTTCTGGTTATGATGCGTCTGGCATAACGGCTGGTGATTCCACTCAGGCCAGAACAGAACATCATCACCACCATTGATAGGGATGATGTGATCGACAATCTTTGCGGGAACATAGAGGCCCAGCTTCTGGCACTCAACGCACAGTGGATAGCGTTTCAGATACAGAGCGCGGTACTTCTCCCATGCAGCAGAGTAACCACGGGCGCGACGGTGGCCGCGTCTGGCATCCTGCGCCCGCCACACTTCCCGCTTGTGCTCATCGCATTTACCAGACTTCACGCGCTTGTTGCATCCCGGCTCAGTGCAACGGCGTAACGGTTGCCACGGCATCAGTACACTCCCACATCACGATAGACAGACCACAGCGCGGAGATAGCAAGGGGAACCTCTTTCGCCTCCACATCGCTAATCATCGTGCGGTACTCGTACAACTGAGAGACGTACATCAGGCAACCAATCTTGATCGCCGGAGTGAACTCCAGCCCACTATCGAACCTTTTACCGATATGCTTCTGGCAGACCTCCAGCGCCGCATCGATGTACGCCTGAATCAGCGTATCTTCATCAGTACCATCAACACGACAATGCAGCTTTGCTTCAGCCAGGGTGATTTCAGTTGTCATTTCTCAGTCCCCTGTTTGCAGAGAATTTCAAGGCGGGTCATGCCAGAATCGGGGATAGGTGGCCCGATGATGTTGAGCGTTGCGCCAGCCAGCGGGCCGGTCAGCACTTTCAGGCGGTTTGCGGCGGTAATATCCCGGCGAAAGCGAACCCATACACGAACAGTGGCTTCGGCAATCTCAGCGCCAGCGGACACCAGTTCACGACCGCTGATCCCCTTCACTTCAGCCCAGATGGTTTCCCCGTCTTCCCATTTCTGAATAACCTGCCCGGAAGGTGTTCTCGATGAAGTGAAGGTGCGGATCGTGACGCGGTTTCTCAGTCCTCCGGCTCTCATTCGTCACCGTCCTTACTGCCCTTGCTCACTTTCACTTCCTGTTTCCATGCCTGGCTGTATTCGTCTCCACCATCACGCGGTGGCATCCCTTCGCGTTCGCGGGCCTCATTCGGATTCATAATCCCGTTCTTGATACCGCGCTCATAAGTTGCATAGCGTTCGGTAGGAGTAGCGCGGAGAAGATCGGCGGAATCAAATTCCACCTGATATCGAATGCCCGGTACAGGAGAGGCCACCAGCAACGCGGATTTAATCTGCTGCTCAAAGTTGGCGAGCCACGGGCGCATAGTCATGGTGAGAAAGGCGCGGCTCGCCTCACTAAAGTTGCTGTAGGTGCTGTTGCTGTATTCCTGCAGGAAGATGGGCGACACGTTGAACATGCGGGCAATGTCTTCAATGGAGAAGCGGCGGGAAGCCAGCCACTCGGCATCCTGATTACTCATACCCAGCATCTCATATTCCATGCCACCTTCAAGGATCGGCGTTTTCCCGGCATTTCTGGCACCTTTGTAACGTTCCAGCGCTTCCAGAGCTTTCTTGCCGTTAGTGCTGTCGAGCCATTCTTTAGCCTTCACAATGCCCGCAGCCATCATGCCATCTTTCATAATGCTGGCACCGTGGCGCTGTTGGGCCAGACCTAACCCCAGCGCTTCACGGCAGATGGTGATCGGCGAGCGCCCCAGAAAACCATCATCGGTCGAGTAACGCAGGTGCAGAATCTCTTCCTGCAAGTAGGTGCGCACTGCCCCGGTAAACGGCTCGGTGATGGTGTATTTGTACTTATGCTCGCCGATACGCTCAGGAACAACCGCACCCGGCGCATACGGATGCAGGGATTGTGGCTGGCCGTCGCGGCCCCACTGGATCACCGCATAGGCGTTACCATTCAGCAGGCAATGGCGCATCATCGTGCGTTTAAACTGGTAAGGCGTCTGGCAGTCGTTCGGCTGTTCGTTCAGCAGAAAATCTACCGGATGATTACTCAGCCACTCCCGCGCCTCCCGCCCGTTATCATTACGAACCCGGTACAGGTAGCAGGGCATGGTTGCCACAGCCTCACTGATCACCGATACGGCGTTCATCACCGCCGGCAGAGATTCCGCAGTACCCGCAGACACATACTCGCCTGATCCGGTATTTGGAATCCCTGCCCACGCCATTAACTCATCAATGGTCATACTTCGTTGTTCGGACTTACGGCTACGAGGCCAGATTTTCCACATATCACAGCCCCGCTAAGTCAGCCCAGCGCCGACGATTATCACCAGCACGGCGTAATTCTGGATGTTGAGCAAAAAGAGAACGATGCGCGATTTCAACGCCGGATTCAGGGTAAGCAGGCATGGAAGTAACGGTGATTTCCCGTAGTTCAGCAGCGGTCACAGTTCTCAGGTACGGGGATTGCGCAATATCCCAGGACTCTTTCAGCGCACGAAAACCAAAGCTCATACCGGAAAGATCGCCACGTTCCACCAGCGCCAGCACATCATTGCCAAGTTGGGTATTCGGTGGGCTTAGTTCGAAGCGCAGCCCGGTATCATCTTCTGACAGAACCAGTGTCCCGGATTTGGTTCGTCCCAGCAGTTGGGTATAGCTATGCTCATACAGCGCCCGCACATCGCTACCGGATGCCAGGCTGTCTTTAAACGCTCCCGGCGCGAACTGTTCCCGGAATTCATCCCAAATGATTTCTGACAGGCTGTTCCAGCGAACGGCATAGCCCACCAGCTTTTTATCGCTGGCGGTCAGCTCAGAAGTGCGGATTTCAAAATCTATTGTTTTCATTATTGGACTCCACAGAGGGCAGAAAGGGGCCGAAGCCCCTCACTCGTCGAATCAGGAACCTGCAAGCTCCAGAATCTTGATCGCGTTGGAGTCCACCACACCGCCGCCCAGGTATTTATCGGTATGCACCTTGTAGAAGCCCGGCTCGGTGATGTTGTCAGGGCGGGTACGCACACCAGTAGTGTGATCCACGATGAAGTAACCGCGCTTGAAGTCGCCAACCGCGAGGAACGCTTCCCCGGCAGCAGCATCAGGCATGGTCTCAAGGTACTGAACCGGACGGCCCAGCAGGGTATCGGGAGAACCGGCAACCAGACGATCACGCCAGATGTAATCCCCGTTACCGTTCTTCAGCTTCTGAAGCGTGGCAGCGGTATTGGAGTTCATCACCCATACGGCGTTTTTGCGGTATTTGGCTTTCAGCTTGTACAGCAGGTCGATCAGGCCATCAGAGGTAACAGCAGTAGCCACCATTTTTTCCAGCGTACCGAACGGGCGGGTTTTATCGCTGGTGGCCGCACGAGGATAAGCCAGGAAGCCTTTAGATTTCTTCGTACCGTCGCCGTTAACAAAATCATTTTCTTCGGTAGCGCTGAAAGTGTCGGAGATTTCAGAAGACAACCAGCCCAGAATATCTACCTCGGAGAAGTCGAGAATCTCCTGAGTAGTTTTCGGGTAGGCGTAGATCGGGTTGAGTTTGATATCAACGCGCTCCATCTTCGGCGTGCTGGTCTCGGTGCGTGTTTCACCTTCAGTGCCGCGATTCACCGTTGCACCGCCCACAGATACCAGTTTTTGATATTCGTTGGTTTTGGTGGTCTTCACGGTAGCGATGGAGCGCATCACGCTGTCATCCTGCAACTGGCGCATGATCTCTTTGTCCAGCTCAGGGATAACGGTATAACCGCCGTCAGCCTGCACCAGCGTGGTGAGTGAGCGGGTATCGCCTGTCATGATGTAGTGGCGCAGCTCATCGTTGCTTACCGGCTTACCTTCAACGGAAGTGCCAGGCAGATTGCGCTGATCGTCGGCAACGGCCTCAAGGCGGGTAATTTCAACTTCAAGCGCATCAGCCTGATCGCGGAGTTCGTCGAACTGCTTGCCCTCTTCATCGTTCAGGCTGCGCTTTTCGGTGTCGGCTTTGTCCAGCATGGAACGCATCTGGATTTTGAGTGCGGCTTTCTGCTGGCGTAATTCGAGTAATTTTTTCATGAGTGGTTTCCGTAACAATTAACGTTAAGACGTGAAACCAGCGCGGAGAGGGGTGAGGCCGTTTAACCTTTTTCTGCATCTCGCAGGCTACTTCTCGCAGCTTAATTAAACGGCCAGTGGCGGCTCACGTCTGAGTGCCACTCTTCAAGATATACATGAAAAATATAAAGAAAACCCCCGCAAAAGACGGGGGTAAGAATGAGTAAACATGAGTACAAATAATTTACAAATATATTAGCTTTTAATATTCCACGGCGCGTGTTCCATGATTGATCCCAGGTATTCCAGGCTGGAAGTGATCCTGCGCTGCTCAATAAGCCTTAATGCTTCAAGTGCGTGAGATGGGCTTACCCCTGCATCAATAATTGCCTTCAGGTCACGTTTCAGGTTTTCCAGTTCGATTTTATTCACACTCATTTATTTCTCCTGAGCTATAAAATTAAAAAATATACGTTTAAGTGTTCACCTGTTCACCTTTTCTAATTTATTAAATAAATTCATATAGTTACATGGTGAACACTATTCTTTCAGGTGTTCACAAGTGTTCACCCAACCCTTCACCTCAAACTGAGGAAAAGATAAAGCAGGGTGAACAGGTGAATACTTGGTGAACACTTCATTAAAAAGTGTTCACCCATTAACATATTGTTATTTAATGATTTTTATACATGGTGAACAGTGGTGAACACTTATCCCATTACTTTTGATTTTCTAATCCGTTATTCTTTTGTTGTATCGGCACACATAGGCATCCAGTCTTCTGAATCATCATGCAGGGTTACGTTTGATCTGATACCGTGCTTGGTCTTCCGCTTGTCATACTTCTTCCCATACTCGGCCATTGCACCCGGCATATCCGTACCGAACCGCATTAACGATACGGGCTTATTTAGTCCATTGGCCCTCATGTATGCCATGTAGGCGTGATACAGGTATCGCCGTGGGCTGAATGGCACTATCTCGGCGTTACCGATAAACATCCCGTCACACGCCACTGACGACAGCAGATAGCCGCAGAAGTCCACCAGCGAGTCACCTTCGCGTTTGATAGTCAGCGCCTCCTCTGATTTCTGCTGTTCGTGAAGTAGCCGTTTGGCTTCGTCCTGGCTGGCAAAACGGGTGAGCAGGTGACGAATAATGACGGCCAGCTCACCTTCAATCTTCTCGGCCAGCATAGGATCGCGTTCGTTTTCCGGTACCACCTCTGAAAAGTTAAAAATAACCCGACGACGCGAAATACCACCGCTTCGGTCGCTGAATGACATGGCGTTGTTATTGACTGCCAGCACCACCGCCGGAATGCGAGTTGAATACGGCGCTTTGTGTTTAGGGTCGATAGCTACCTTATCCCCACCAGTAATGGCTTTAATCCCTGCACCATCGCCAGCGTACCGGGTCATATCCGGCATGATAATCAGCGAATATCCCACTACCAGTGCCCTTTCCCTTGGGTTCTCCAGCGCCGCCATGCTCGCCGATACGGTGTTGGCCTTGCCCGCCAGCATCGTGCAGATCTCCGCCATAACACTTTTACCACTTCCGCCCGGCCCCGTTACCTCAAGAAACAGCTGCCAGTCGTACCGGTTCGCCAGCACCATAAACAGCGCAGACAGTACGCGGTCTGCTTTTCGGTCATTATCCGCCACAGAGCGGCGGAGCCATTTCCAGAAGTTCGGCGCATGGGTTGCCAGAGTCTCTCCTTCTGCTGGTTCGCTGAATGGCAATTCGCTCGCAACGATAAGCCAGTCCTTTTTATCATGCGGTCGAAATTGGCCTAACCGGGTATCAAAAACCCCGTTGCTGAAACCAATAAGATTTCGGGCTGTATTACCCATCACTGGCAGACCCAGCTTCATTGTATCGACAGCGGATTTAATCGCGTTCTGCGAATAGGCTACTTCGGCATCAATAAAAATTTGCGCCATTTCCCGCTGTAGCTCTTTATCCGAAAGCGGAACCCACACCACGCCGTTGTAATGATGAACCGTGTCGGAATCAGCATGGATCGCCAGATTGCCATCGTAATGAGCAAGCAGAACCTCCCCGCGCTGGCTGGCTCCCATCTGGTTAAGCGCTGGCGTAGCACTACCCCTCGTAGTCACCATTAGTGGCTCGTCTTCCAGGCGTTTCATTAATGGCGTCCAGTCCTCTTTCTCACCTTTTTCGTTGATAAACTCAGCATTGGTAACGCCAGCCTCACACAGCTTATTTGCAATCATGCTGATTTGGTTTTGCTCGATAAGTCCGGCCTGACAGACACGGGCAAACCGACGGCCTTTATCAACAATGCGCAGGTGGGGCAATTCCGCCAGTTGGGTGTGATCCAGAACCACAGGCGGAACATCGTCTCCATGCTCGCCCTTCCCTTTCTGGTAATCCTGAGCGGCTTTCCATGCTCCCGTTCCAGCAAAGATGATGGCCTCCTCCATTTTGTCGCGCGGGAGGGTTTTCACATTAGGCGCGTTTTTCACTGTAAGCCTCCTGCGCTTTCTGCAGACGATCTTTTGACTCATGAACCAAGCTGAAAATGGCGGCCACACAGTTAGATTCGTGTTCATCACCTTCGCCGAGGGAGTCCATCCAGATTTCCAGCATAGCCAGAGCCTGATTGCTGTATGCCAGTGCGTCTTCGGCGTGCATCAGGACTTCAAAAGGAACCTGTCTCATTTTGTCTCTCCCATGTGCAGCTCGGCGACTAATGCCCGGTGGATTTCCTGATTAAAATCACAGGCAATAGAAATCAGATTCAGCAGCGTTTCTGAACATTCACCAGAGGCTTTTTCCAGGATGGTTTCGTAAAGTGATGAAGCCAGCGCTGATTTATATTCGGCCTGCTCCAGACAGATTGGATCACGCATGGCGCACCTCCACAGGCAGACGGCCAGCGAATACCATCACGCAGCCAGCCGGTGATTGCTCACGGGCTTCGCGCTCAGTGGTAGCGGTGATGTGAATGACGTTGCGCCCGATGGCGCTCAGTGCAAGAAAACGCCAGATGTAGGACTTCCGCCCTTGCGGGTGTGTGATATGATCTTTCATAGCTTCCTCGATACGTAACTTATCGGTGGAGGTCAGACGCCCTGGCACTGTTCCCGCAGTCCGGGGCGTTGTCTTTTGCATGTTCGTCGTGATAACGTACGTACATAACAAAATCCATGCTATAAGGTTACGTACGTACATGTCAACTATCAAACGAGATAAAACACCAAAAGGAGAAGGGCTGTCGCCTACTTTCCAGATGCGAATCACTCCAGAATTACGGCAGCAGCTTAATGATGCCGCAGAACGTGAGGGCGTTAGTCTCGGTAATTGGTTGAAAGAACTGGCCCGCGCGGAATTGCGCCGACAGGGCATCGAGCCAAAAGGCTGAACAGGGTTACTCTCGGTAATGCTGTGAACAGCCCCTCTTAAAAAGGGGCTGTTTTGCATAACCCTTAATGAGTTGTGCAAAGGCTCCCCTCTTAAAGAGTTTTGGCTGTCTGCGTATCTTTTAGCGATGCGGTTAACCTGGTGACTATGAGGTACTACCCTTTCGTAAACTAAATCAGACTCATGGCCAGCATCCTGCAGATCTGCAGCATGGCGATTTTTAAGATGTTGCGGATTTGCGTCATCGTCCAAAACTGGACTTTGTTGATTTTCCTCATGATTCAAAAAAGGCATCATGCTTCCTGCATCGCAGGTTTTCGGAATAATCAATGACTTATCCAGTTCTAACGAATCGTTATAATCAAGGCGGTTCAGTGGGTTAGACCAACCTCCACCATTGGTGGAAGTTGAAATAATCCATGGGTTAGCCGGTTCTCGCATTTCGCGATAATTAAGCTGGCTCAATGGTTTGAGTGAGTTCTGAGCAGAATGTAAATTTACAGTCTGGAGCAATTTCAACGGGTTGTGATGTCCGTACGCTAAACGTACGCAGTTGATTTGCAGGTCAGTAATGCTGACGCACAAAGTTTGACCACCGGCGGCAAGCCTGGTAATCTGACGGTGTTTCAGTAAAGCGTTGTGACTCAGGCGGCCCGGCATGGACGCCTTTGTTTTATGCGCGATCATGCTGTACCTCCCACTCGTATTCGTCGAAGCCAATCTGCCCCATCGCATCCACCAGCCGTTCTGCAGGACGTAGGGCTTTGAGTTCCTTCTTCCGGAGGTTCATTCCATTACTGCCCTGTGAGCCATGAAGCTGCTTAGAATGCTTCCCGGCACGGGTGACAACGTTTTGCGCATCAGTAACCGACATAGCTGCCAGTTCCTTGAGCGACGGCAGCTCGATGTGTTGGAAGGTGACAACCTCCGGGCAACGGAAATAAGCTTTCACGAGCTGGCGCTGTACCTGCCAGGCCAAATCATCGTTAAACGGTTTGGTCAGCAGCAGATAGCCCGATTCCGTAATCAGTGTTACGCGACCGCGTATCGGACTGTTCATTTTTTTGCCAGGGCGTTTAATGCCCCTGTCTAAATATCCAGCATCTCCCCATTCGACCTCTGACGCGCCGACAATAAAAAAGTCCTCACCATCAATGAAGCGAGTGCGGTTACGCTGAAAAGTCTTTTTAGCCGTGTCTTTAGGTCGCTGGTGCGCGGTATCGATCATTGAGAACGTCACCACGCGTTGCCCATGAAATTCGACGGCAGGAAGCTGTTTAAGCTGCACGCTAATATCGCTTTTACTGACAGTAGGGTGAGCGAATCCCTGCCCGGTGAGGGCATTAATCTTTTTCATCTCTGATTACCTGTAGTTAATTAAACGGTTTGTACACGGCGCGTTGAATCGAGATAGCTATCCAAATCAGACTTCATATAGATAACTTTCCTGCCAACTTTATGATGTGGAATTTTTACCCTGCCAGTGCTGGCCCAATTAGCGAGAGTCTGGGTATTAACCCCAAGATACACGGCGGCTTCTGCACGAGTAAACTTTTCAAGGATAAGAGCTGATGGATGGATACGCATAAATATCACCATGTATTCTAGATTAACAATGATGATACTTTAAGATTGATATTTAGAATCCGTTAGATGCAAAAACTACTTAACGAAGTAGCTAAGTAGTTTCACGCTCGGTTAAGTACTTACAGTGTAAGTTAAGTACTTAACCATTCACATTACTACTTTATAACTAGTTCGTAGTCTTTAATTTTCGGTAATTGTTCAGGATTCAATCCTGACGTTCTGAGCCAGGTCTTGATCGTCCCTGGCTCAGGAGTATCCCTGTGTTTTTTGTTCAAATGTTCATAAATTTTTCTTGAAAGGCTTTCCATGCTGGCTCCGGGAACTTCTTTCCATGTAGATGAGGCAATTTGTAAAGCGGTAACTTTATGGCGACTGGTTCTATTTTTCCCACCTTTGCTGTTTACTTTTTTTAAGCTAACCTGTCGCTTGATTTCGTTAATTTTATCACTAAAATCTTTATTAATTGCATGTTCAGCACTTACTTTATGAACCGCAAATGCCAAATCTCTAAAACCAAGAACATACAAAACCCTTATAGCTTTTGTAGTATCATCCTCATCACACCAAAAAGTATCAGTATGTATTTTTTTGGATAACTCATATCTTTCATCAAGAGAATAAGACTGCATTTCTTCATAGGAAATTAGTTTTCTCTCACCACGTCTACCGAATGACATTGTAAACTCTGGATTTCCATGTCCTTCTATTACTGACATGTATTCTTTAATGAATGACTCATAAAAATTTAAATCATCTTCCAGCTGTTCTAATGTTCTTTTTTTCATAAAACCTCCTTCGAATTTTCATGTTCTGATAACTGAAAGATTAACTTTCTTTTTTCTTCATCATTTAAACTTTCCAATACTGAAAATAACCTTAAATCAATTGATTTTTTACTCTCAATTTTTCCGGAATGTTCGAGTATTGCCCGTTCTATTCTTGTAGCTGGCTCCATCAGTTCATCAGCACTAAAATGCAAATAGCCCTGAGTCACATCGGCGCTTCTCATCGTCCGATGGTTTAGTAATCGTTTTAGAATGTAGTTTCCGACGCCCACCAGCTCAGCAACAGTGCCGAAAGTGCGGCGGGCATCATGCCATTTAAAAGGTATCGGCTTGAGTAAATCAGGATTTTCCTCTGGTACAGTGGCAGCGCTTATGCGTTCAATAATGTGCCTGTACTCTTTAATAACTCCCTTGTTGCCAGGAAAAACCAATAAACCATCGGCAGATTTCATTTTGGCCCGGCGGCGAAATAACTTCAGAAGTGTTTCAGTAACTGGCAGCTCAAGCGGATCGCCGTTCTTTGTAGTGTCAATCCAGAAGTAGCGGCCACCCAGATTAACCCTATCCCAGCTAAGCTCTAAAATCTCAGATTTACGCAGTCCGGTGAAAATAGCCATTTCCACAGCATCGCATACCGCTGCTGCTATATCATCGCGCCCCTGTTCGGCAATATTCCGCACGTAGGATAAAGCGCTAAACCACCTGCTAAGCTCATTTGTGCGGATGCGTTCTGTCTTTCTGACGGTTCCATGCCATTTACGCTTTGTGCTAAGAACCATTGTGGGAGGGTCAGGGAGTAAGGTTTTGCCGTCATTGTCCCGATAATGATCGTGGGCGAAACGGCATATAGCACGTAAAACCCGCGCCCAGAGATCGGCCTGTGCTTTACTGCCGGTTCCAACTCCAGCACGAAGTGTTGACTTGTCCGCGCCAAACCAAACGGAACCATCGGTAACAGCTTTATGCCTGGTTTCCACACGTTCACGGCTGATAGAGGCGATTGGCTGTTTCATCCAGTCGCCTGAGTAATTTTGCAGGATGGAGCGGTATTGTTTTGCCGTGTCCGCGCTTAATCTTGCGTCTCGGCTCTCGATGTAGGTATTCAGTGCGTCGGCAAGCGTTACTGATGCCTTTTCGTTGATGCGTCTTTCCACGTTAGGATTTTTGCCAGTGGTTGCAACGTCCCCCAGCAGTTCGAGAGCCTTTGCTCTGGCATTATCAATCGTGAGATCGGGAAAGCGGCCAAGAGTGGCCCGGATGAATTTTCCATTACGTTTACGGGAGATACAGAAGCTCTTAACACCGCTAACTCCCACGCGAACCCGCAGACCATTAACAACGGTATCACCATACTCAACCTGACCACTATCAGCGGGAGGCAGGCTTTCAAGTTTGGATTTAGTAAATTTGAATGTTTCCACAAACACTCCATACCAAGCGATCAGAGTATCCTGAGAATCGCTTGTTTTTCTCTAGGATACCTATAGGATACCGCAAAGGAGTATTTTAGAGTATTTCTGGTTATTTATACAGTAATTTAAAATCACCTAACTAACTGAAAATTATATATAAGTATTTTTAGGTAAGAAGTTGCATCCTAACTCATAATCGCTTGGTCGTTGGTTCAAACCCAACAGGGGCCACCAAATTTTAGCTTTAAAATCATATAGTAAGCCACTTCTCGCGAGGTGGCTTTTTCATATCAGAAACGCCATTGGCAGCAAAATGGCAGCAGGTTTTTCACGTACTCATACTTTTTAAGGACAGACTCGTATGAAAAAACCTCTTTTGGCCTTGCTACTTGTCGCATCTCAAAGCGCCTTCGCAGACAAAATCCCAGACTCTATTGAGAATCTCATTGCTGTTTACGATACAAGATCGCACAGCCTGGACAATGGCGAGCTAACCATTAAATACAGCAAACCAAAATTATTGATAGATGCCGCTGAATCACTTTTCAGCGGCATTTGCAATGATTACTTTATGAACAAATGGAAGCCAGAGACGATTAAAAAAATCACTCTGTTAAATGTTTCCCATGACCAAGGTTTTAGGATTAATGGCGGTGGAGTTGAATGTAAAAAAACTGGCTCCATGGAAAACGAAAAGGCACGCGCTTACAGAACCAGTTTGATTGAACCTCTGCAATAAACTTTCGTTACGTTAAAAGTTCATATGCCCCTGCCCGGCGGCAGTGGGGTGCGGCGGGGCATTATCAATAACTCCAGGTGTCATGATGTATCGCACTACGGTTTCATGAGTGATGAAGGTGGTTCCGCAATTAATGTTCTGGCACTGACAGTAACGCTCTTTTGTCTGATCCGTTACCCGAAAGCTACTCCGCGTATGCGCCGCGTGGCCGCACTTTGGACAATTCATCATTACATTTATCTCCCGCCCTGCACATTTCAATCACATAATGATACACATAACTTCCATTTTGTGAACCTCATCAGCTCATTTCTAAATCATCAATCTTCACTTCCAGTTCGATGCTGGTCGTAAATCCGCTATCCGGGTTGACCGTGTGCGTTAACGTTGTGATGGTCCATTCCGCATCATCAATGGGCTGTTTAAAACCGCTGACCTTAACGGGCATTTCTGTATACAGATCCGCGCGGCCTTCTGCCAGCTGGAGAGAAAATGTCGCCACGCCGCGCTGCAGCCGCTCCCAGTTCATTTTTGCTGCCCGTTCTGCATTACTGCGGTTCGCATAGGTACGGTTCAGAACCAGCACATTCTCATCCGTTCCGACCAGGTAATCCCCCTGCTTTGCTTCCGGCTCTTTGGGTTTTGTCGTCCTCCGGCGGCGCTTCACCTTTGCAGTTTCTTTCTTTTCCGGTTCCCGGGTATGCAGCCAGTGAGCGATAACACCCGTATATGCTCCCCTGTCAGCCAGGCTAAACCGGTGACTGTCTCCGTCCTTACGGGTAATAGTGATGACCGGCAACGGTTTACCACTTGCTGTTTTCCCCTGCCCCTGCCGGATAAACAGCAGATTACCGTCCTTGACTGAGGCAATCGCGCCATACTGCCGCGCCAGCTTCATTAAAAAGCTGGCGTCGCTTTCGTTGGTCTGGTCCAGGTGATCCAGCGCCATCGCAGCAACATCATTTCCTATAGCAACTTTAAGGCTGTGCCGTGCGGCAATGTCTTTCACCACATCGCCCACCGTCGTTTTGTGCCAGGACTTCTCACGCCGGACATTCAGCGTTTCCCTGAAATCAGCACTACGGGCACGGATTGTCAGCCTGTCCGGGCTGCCGCTATGCTCTATTTCGTCAACGGTAAACTTACCTTTTGAGTACAGCGGCTCGCCTTTCCATCCCAGCGCCAGAGAAATCACTGCGCCACGACGCGGCATAATTACCAGGCCGTCGGCGTCGTCCAGCTCCAGATCAAGCTGGTCAGCTTCAAATCCGCGGTTGTCGGTCAGTGTCATACCCAGCAGACGTTTATCCAGCGTCTGCGTGGCATCTTTGCCTTCAATCACGATCTGAAAGGCCGGGGTCTTGCTTCCGAGGTTGAGTAAATCAGCCATCTCGCTCACTGCAGCAACCCTCCTACCGTGGATCTGATGTTCCCTACTGCGGCGGCGGCAGAATCCTGCAGACTGCTAAGCTGATCACTCAGACTGCCGAACATTTCAGACAGGGACTCATCCACCCGTTTAAGCCCCAACGAAAACTCTATTTTCCTGGCTTCTCCACTGGCGAAAAATTCCGTTTTCGTCTGGTTAAGGCTCTCAATCACATACATGCCGTAGATAGTCCCACCACCCTCGATCAGCGGCCACGCCTTCCCCTGCTCTGCCATCAGCTCCAGCGCCAGCAACGACAACCGGCCGCCGGTCACTTCCGGCATGAGGACGCCGGAGAGCGTCAGCTGATCGTTATCTGGCCCCAAAAATTGCGTTGTCGGACGGCGATTAACGCGGTTGTTGGTCACATGGCGCCAGTTCCGCTGATACTGCAGTTGCTGATAGGGAACCGTGCGCAGCTGAAACACAAACAAGCCCAGGACCATCATCATGAATCGTACCCCCCTTGATCACTGAAATTGCTGCGGGCCTTCGCCTTCATGCGTCGCTCGCGCGCATCAAGCTGCCGTGCAACTTCCTGCGCAATATCCTGCGCACTCTGACCGGGCAGAGCCTGGATAATAATTTGCGCATGGGTTTCAAACTGGAATACAGGCTGGCTGCCTGCTGGCTTATCAGTTACAGGACTGTATGAAGCTGCCGGCAGACTCATGGGATGAAGCGGGGCGGCCTCTGCTGGCATTGCTCCCCCCATCATTCCGGCGACTACGGACGCCAGCGCGGCCGTTCTCCTGCGGCTGGTCACATAGGCCGGACCGTTAATCAGCTCCGGACCATTCTCGCCAGCAATACCCACCTGTCCACGTGGAATATAACCACCGCTGTCATACATCCCCGCGAAAAATCCTGGGGTCTTTTTCTGCGGTGAGGCGCCCTGCGAATTATCGCCGCCGGTCATCCAGTCCGGCAGGTAGCTTTTGACCGATGCCAGCTTGCTCTTAAGCGTTTCCCATTTCTCATTGATACCGCTCAGGATGCCGTCAATGATCGCCCCGCCCACCGCTTTAAATTTTGCGGGCAGCGCGGCAATATCACTCAGAATTTCATCCCATTTGCTGCTTATGGTCTGCTTAATCACAGCCCAGGCTACTGACACCCCTGACGTGATGGCATCCCACAGTGCTTTAAACTTCGGCCCCAGCGTTTCCCAGTTCTGCCAGATATAGATGGCTCCCATCGCAATCAGGCCAACTATCGCCAGAATGGGGTTAGCCATCATCAACCGGCCTAACCAGATGACCGCCTGGCCTGCGCCGCCAATTACTCTTGTGACCAGACCAAACGCAGAAGCAAATTTAAGCTGGAGAATGCCAGCACTTACCCGCACTACCGCCATAGGTCCCAAAATGGATGCAAGGGCCAGTGACACCACACCCGCTGCGGTAGCTACCACGGCAAATACGGCCGCAATTTTAAATAGCGCCGCCGTCAGTTGCGGATGACGCTTCACAAAACCATCCAGCGCGGACGCCAGATTACCCAGCCAGTCCGCAATATTTTTCAGCACCGGCGCGACGGTTTCACCAATGCTCGCCATGGCGTTGGTAAAGGAGCCGCCAGCGGCTTCCCATTTGTTGCCCAGGGTATTAAGCGATGCATCGACGCGCTCGCGCAGGGTTGCCTGGTTCTCCAGCTTCGCTACTGTTTCACGATAACCATCAATACCTTTTTGGATCATGATATCCAACGCCTGCAGCGTTTCTGAATCATTGCCAAACAGGTCTTTTTTTGTTGCCATCTGCTTCTCGGGAGTAAGTTTGCTCAGCTTACTTAGCTGGACATACATATTTTCCAGCCCACCAAATCCTCCCTTACCATCAGAAAAATTAAACTTAATGCCGGTCCCTTTTAGATCATCATTAACAGCTTTAATTTTCTTTGCATCCAGGGCAGCCTGGAATATTTTCCGATACGCATTCCCAGCAGACTCCCCGGCCATACTTGCCTGGTCGGCCATAACCAGCAGTGGGGCAAAGGTTTTAGCTGCATCTATCCCTTTTTTATTTAGGATACTCATCGCGCTACTAATTTTTGAAAAACCCTGCAGCATATTCCCGGGGTCTACGCCCGCATAAAAACCACGCTGGATAAGATCCATCAGGCTCATCATGTCTTTTTCGGTGGTCTGCGTGGCGTCCTGCAATTTTGCGGCAAACTCTGCCGCCTCCGTCGGCGCCATTTGCAGCTGCACGCCAAGGTAAGCCGCCGACTCACCCAGCCCGCCCAGGATAACCTGCGCTGACATCCCCTGACGGCGTAACATGGTCATCATGTTCTGAAAATCTGCCGTGGTACCGGGCAACCGGTCCCCCAGGGCAATCGCCAGCTTGTTCAGCTTCAGGAACTCAGGCGCCACCTTTCCGCCCGGTCCCATCATTGAGCCTGCCAGCTGGTTAGCGGCGTTCTCTGATTCCGAGTAGGCGCGAATGGGCGCCAGCAAGGTCGCGCCCGTTGTCACCCCGGCCGCCATCATCCCGGCCCCATTCCCCGCCAGGCTGTTACGCACGTCGCGCATCTTGTCAGCTTTGGCCCTGATCGCATTCAGTTTGCGCTGGCGCTCGCCCACGTCCCGCAAGCGCCGCTCCTGCTCTGCCAGCTGCTGGTTATAGCGATCCGTTTCGCGGGTAATTCTGGCCGTTTCACGGGCGCCACCGCCCGCAGAGATGCCGAGGCGGTACAGCTCCGCCCTGGCTGCTGCCATCTGCCGCGTTTCCTGCCCCTGCTTTTGTTCCAGGCGTGATACGGCGCGCCATTGCGCCTCAAGCGCCTGGGTCTGTTTTTTCGTGGGGGATTCGAGCGCTGCCAGCTCGCGCGTCATCATCTGCGCACGCAGCCGCGCCTGGTCCAGCTCGTTGCTGGTCCGGTTCAGGCTCTGTGAGAGTTGATCAAAAGATTTTAACTGGCTCCCCGCGTCGTTAAGCCGTTTAAGCTGATCACGGGTCTGCCGGATGCCGGAGGCCAGCTCCTTCGAGCCAGCCAGCGCATTTTTTAAAGGGCGGGTGAGTTTATCAACCGCATTCAGAACCACCTGCAGGCGCAGGTTTTTATCACTCATCGCTGGCCCCGCTACGCATTATCGCTCTGTGCCGCCACTCCAGCACTTCCGTCAGCGGCATAACGTCAGTGACGGACGGCGGCCAGTGAAAGATCGTGGCAATATCCGCCACCAGGTCATCTACCGTCAGGCTGTCGGCAAATCGGCAAGTGCCGACTTCGGCAACAAAAAAAGGACCACCTCGACAGACATCGCGGCCAGGTCTGCCGGGTCGAGGTCCGCCATTTCTTGCGGGGTCAGCGTTGGTGTGGAGATGCGTGGGATCACGGTCATCATAGAGGCCACGTCCATCTCCATCACCGCCTGCAGTCGCGTACCGCGCAGCGCGCCGGATTGCGGCTTACGCAGCACAATTTCCGTAATCGTGGTATCACCGCGCTTAATCGGGTTATCCAGTTTCACCGTTGCTTCTGTTTTCTCACTCATGCTCTTTTCCTGTTATGGGTTGGCTGGCGCGACCTCGCGCGCCAGAAAAAAATTACAGACCGATGGCGTTACGGTGTTCTTCCATCAGGTCAACACCATCAACAACTTCAATCATGTTGATCGCATCGACCTCATAGAGCACTTCACCGTTAATGGTCAGCTTCGCGTAACAGTTAACGCTGCTGACTTTGGTGGAATTGCTCTCGCCGGTTTTCCACTCGCCGGAATCCACCTCTTTGTGGCGACCACGGACGACCAGCTCAACGGCCTGCACTTCGCCGGTGTCGTCGCGCTGAATAGACCCGGTAAAGCGCAGCTGCACGCCGTCCACCGTGGCTTTGCCCATCTGTTTAAACAAAAGCGCCTCAGTGCCGCCGATGGTCATTTCCGTATCCAGCGCGCCATCATCCAGCCCCAGATCAATACCTACTGAACCGGGCATACCGCCGCCGCGGTAGTTTTCCAGCTTGCGGGTGAATTTCGGCAGGGTGACGGATTCAGCAATGCCCATCCAGTTGTTACCGGCGTTAAAAATATTCAGGTGTTTTAACTTGCGTGGTAAGGCCATGGGTCCCCCTTATGCGCTTACGCGGGTGGTGAAATCCACCAGGTAACGGTCAGTGATGCGCTGGCGCAGCATCAGGTTTTCCAGTGGAGGCACTGGCGTATAGTCGTAGTCGATCCAGAGTTTCCCGGCTTTCAGCGTGTCTTTGTCATTCACACTGTCATCAATCCAGCAATCACCGCCGATGAGGTAGCCCTGATTTACCAGGCTGCGCATTTTGGCGCGGATACCTTCGATAATGTCGCGAGCCAGCGAAGGGTTAAGCGGCATGTCAACCGCCCACATATGCGCCTCCGCCATGGTGTCTGCCAGCACCTGCGCGGTACGGGTGTAGTTTTCAAACTGGAATAACGGGTCATCGCTCAGGCAGCGGGAACCCCAGAAGCGGAAACCATCCTTGCGGATCAAGGTGGTGACGTCGTTCTGGTTCAGCAGTCCGGCATCGGTTGCCGGGTCCTGCAGATCCCAGAACACATCCGCAGACAAGCCGGTTACGCCGTTGACGCCCACGTTAGAAAGGGTTTTGTGCCAGCCGGTCTGCTCGTCGATTTTTGCACGCAGACCCAGCGCGCGGGCAGTGGCGTAAGCGGTCGCATCCGCCTGCAGCACCGTGTCAAAGTTGATGAAATCAGGCCAGATCAGCATCCCTTCTCGCTGACTGAAATTTTCGCGGTAGGCAATCGCTTCTTCCACGGTTTTACAACCGTAGGCAGACAGGTACGCAAAGCCGCGCAGGCTCTGCGCCACGCTTAACAGTTCAGTGGAAACAGCCTGCGTGTCATGACCCGGCACACCCAGAATGCGCGGCTTCACACCCAGCTGCGACTGCGCCGAAAGCAGCGCTTTGATGCCCGTTTTCTTACCGTCAGCGGTTACGCCGCCGATAATATTGGAGGTGGTTTCCGCTTCTGTTTCGCCCTGGGCAACACGCACCACTACGGTGACGGGTTTTGCCTGGTCTGCGATGGCGTCCAGTGAGCGGGCCAGCGTGCCGGACTCGCCCGCTTTGCCGCTGGCGGTCAGTACATCGGTAAGCAGAACCGGCTTATTGAGCGGGAACACAGAGGCATCGGCATCATCGCCGGTGCATACCATGCCTACAATCGCCGTACTCACCGTCGTGATAGAGCGGGTGCCGTCGTTAACTTCAACAACACGCACGCCGTGGTGATAGTCTTGCGCCATGAATGAATCTCCTGTTTAGGGGTTCACCCATGGTAGGGAAATCATTCACCGCAAGCCGTTGATGGCCGTTGTACCGTCAATGACACAACCGCAGAAAGAAAAAAGCCCCTTATCGGGGCAGACTGATACCGGGATTTATCAGGCAACGCGGCTCCAGCACATCAGCAGTGTGTGGGCCTCAACCACGCTGATTGATTTCCCTTCACCGAGGTTATCGGTTTTGCCGGTGGTCGTGTGTTTGTGGGGCGGGATCGTGACGCCATGCTGATGGTCTTCTGCATAGTCGGTATAGTTCCACCCCGTATATTTCTGGTTATCCGTTCCGTGTGTGGCATCCTGCCAGGTATCCCCCGGCGCCCCGTCTCCTGCCCTGTGCCGGTGCCTTCCGTTGCCCGATGTCGTCAGCTCCTGCTGCCCCTGTTCGCTGGTTTCGCCGCTCACATTAATCTGAACGGCGGGCAGGTTGGCACGCTGCAGTGTAACGGTATCGCTGCCGCCGCTCTGCCCGACGTCCGATCCGTCAGCCTTTCCAACGCGGATCGTTTTGTTTTCGCCGGTGTACACCCATTGGGACCACGGCCATTTCTCGTTCGGATCGACATTTTGAGCAAAGAAGCGCACCGTTCCAGGCGGGTTTTCTTCTTCCCAAAAGTCCCGACGCGCCGCAGTGATAGCGTCAGCGATAACCTGCTGAATATCCATATCCAGCTGCCCTGCGACCTGGTCGGCATAATCCTTTGCCTCATTTTTTGCGCGGTTCACTTCTTCCACGGTAGCCAGAATAACCGCCGGGTCCGCTTTAATCGTCACATCGCTGGTTTTGCTGACGGCAATCCACATATTAACCGACTGTAAACGTCCGGCCCCCTCTTCAAGCAGCGGCTTATAGGTCGGAGCCATATTCGCGACGGCAAGACAAATCCCTTCTTCATCGTAGAGTGCCGCTTCGCGTATCCAGAATCCTCCCACCTGAGGCATCATGATCATTTCAACGCGGATGACGTTAGCTGCCTGGTCAGCGATGACTACCCGGTTTATTTGCGCCCGGAATCGCTCGTTAACCAACCCGTCAATGCGTGAAGGGTCAGGCAGGATGCCGCCGCCATCGCCTACCGCCATCTCATGAAAACTTACCGGTTCACCAGACACCGCCGCCGCTGCAAACTTTTGCTCCCCGGCAGGGGTCAGGCGCGTATAAAATAATTTACCCACGCTTCCCCCTTACGGCGCCTGAATAATGACGCCTTTACCAGCCATGACGCCGCGTGCTTTCTCCAGCAAATAATCTACCGTTGCAGTGTTCATTGAACCGGAATACATCGCCCACAAACCAATTCGACCGACAATCCCCAGATTGTGGGGCGCGATGTAACCGCCACCAATACGAACAGTATTTTTGGGATTAGTGCGGCTATCGAACAGCCCGTAATTACTGCCCCCGGTAGTCATACGAGTGACTGAAATACCTTTTGCCGATGTAACAACGGCAACGATTTCCCAGCCAGGCGTAATATTACCTGTTTGTGCTCGTCCGGTATAAGCCCCTCCCTCGGATACATGGATACCAACATCAGCCACAAAAAATCCATCTTTGGTCACTGCAGCACGTGTACCTGTATACGGACTTGTCCCTTCAGCCAGACTGGAGTAAAACTGCGATGTAGCCCCCGGTTTATCCGCGCGAAATGCCATAATCACCGTGTTTGCCAACGGCTCAATAATGCCCGTATCGGCATAATGACCATCAATGCCATCACAAATCAGTCCTTCACTATCAAAGGTCAGTCCGTTAACTTCCAGCGCTTTACCATTACCGCTGCTTTCCTTAGTGCTGCGCATCTCATATATTGCTAACGCTGAACTTAAATACAGCTCTGAGCGGGCCTTACTAACGGGTAGTAGTGGATTACCAAAATCCTTAGTGACCTGAAACTGGATCATAAAATACCTCGTTTAATTTCATCTGTTATTCGGAAATGGCAATCTTCTGAATCGGTAAATAGTTATAAAGCGGATAAGGCTTGCCGTTTTCATCTGTTAAATCGGTCTTTTCAGGGTCAGAATCATGAATGGTTGTTCGCACCCCGGTTTCACGCCCGAAAAACCATTGTTGATATCGGTTGTTTGTAATTTCCCCTCGGTTATCCGGCGTCCAGGCAAACGCCACAAATGCCCCGTTTCCGATATCTGTTTTCGATACGATTTTAATTTTTGTACCCGCGACAATCTCTACGGATGCAATATCAAGCCTCCCGGTTTCATCATGTATTTCGACACCATGATGACCATCAGCCAGCTCAGTGATATACGAGTCATCAATAACCAGCGGGGGGTGATACGTAAACACGTCAGTAATCACGGTTCTGCTGTTTAATTTACGGGCGCGGGTAGCATGCACAGGTAAATATTTTTCTCCGTCTGGCTTATCTGCGGTGCGTGTAAGCAGGCGATGACGTAATGCCTTTTGCGCATACAGCCCCATCAGCCGGTAACCGTGGGCATTGTGATGGACGTTACCCTGCCCGATGGTATGGTTTGCCGGAAGCCCCATATATGACGGCCCCCACATATCAATCAGCGGGTCATTCAGCGCCATATCAAGCTGTGCCTGGGCGATAACCTCCGGCGGGTTTTCTGCTGTTCCCACGTAAAAGCCGTGGGAGGAAGTCTGATACATCAACATGACCAAATCTCGGCCCGTATCACGCATCCCCACCGTATCTGCGGCAACATCCGCTCGTAATGTTGACACCCTCCCGGTGTAACTGGCTGCACTGGTTCCGTTTGCCATGTTCGCCTCGCCCTGAATCCACAGCATGAAATCCACGGCATAATCACGGCCCTGTAAAGCCATCTGCGTCGCTGTCCAGACCAGGTGTGCAATCAACCGGCGATAAGGCTCCGTGCCCTTCGAAAGCCCCTCAACCGTAATCCCCCCGACACCGCCAGCATTAAACAGCAGGTCGCGACCGGCCATATCACTGACGTTATCAGTAAAGCCATACGCCAGAGATGACGCCACCGTCTCCCCGTTGCTGCCACTGACAGTTTCACGCAGCGGCACCAGTGATGCCGGGCTGGAGCTGTAACTCCGCACCCCCGTATTGAACATCAGGGCGTTGCGTGTCGGCGTGTTCAGCACCGGCGTGCCGTATTGCCCGATTGAAAGTGATTGCCCGTAGATAATGACATGCAGCACCTCGGCAAAATCAAGCCAGAATCGCTCAGGCTCGACGGGCTGCGGCTCCACCGCTGAATTATTGAAAACCTCGCCATTACTACCTATCCCGGCAGATACCCGCTGATTTTCATCAATAATTTCAAGAAAGTTCTCACCCTCCGTGACAAAAATCCGCATTCCCATCACTTCGATGAAGCCTGTTTTCCCGATACCAAAGACAATGCGCCCCAGCTCATCACCAAATGCAAAACAGTAATCGGAGTCATCCGGCAGGTTGGTTACAGGGACCCCCATAATGCGCATTCCGGCGTTCGCTTCCAGCACACCACGCAAATCAATACCCACGGCGCGACGGAACAATGCATCAACAAACTCGACGGCATAATCTGGATCAACCTCCCCCATAATCCCGGCGTCTGGCAACATCCTGTCCATTGCACGTTTATCCGCAACCTCCAGCAGCTTAACCGCGCGATCTCCGTCATTCCGGTAAACCGTCTCGGTGCTGCTGTCATCGGGGTATGCAACCCGGAAAACCTGGCCCGGCACCGTTAATGATAATCCAGCCTTCTCACCTGTCGGATCATCATCACTGGTGAAAACCACCACCGAAATCCCCTGACTGTCAGGCAACCGCTTGCCAGTTGAAACAGGCACCCCATTAATATTTTTAAACTCTTCAACCCATACGCCCGCGCTTTCAGAGCGAACGGAAAACAAACTATTTTCAGGAATTTTCCCCGCCGCAATAGCGGCCTTTGCTTCATCTTCATTTGAATAAGGAAGCTCGCCCGTTTTAATCAGGGTGCTGTATGCTTCGACGGATTGTTTCAAAAACCGGGTACGGTTTGCCAGTTGCTGAGCCTGAATATTAGCTGCACCATCTCTCCCGCCTTCAACCCTTTGTTGGCGGGCAACCATACTTATACTATTTTCCCATTGTGGTTTTTCACTAATATTCATTTGCTGTCACCTGAAAAATGATAATTCCCGTCATAATGGGCCTGCCCGTCATAATAAATACTTTCATCCGGGGTATAGCCAGCCGGATAAATCGTTATGTCTTCCCCGTCTAATATTGCACACCCAACACTTGCAAGGCCTTTAGTGCTTACCGATAACGTTAGCTGTGATATATGGCGACTCACGGGTTTTGCACCACCAATAATTCGCTCAAGCTCGGCGATCATCGGCTCCGTGATACCGATTTCATTCAGATCGATTTCAAGCCGAAACGTCCCTGGCGGGTCGGCGACTTTCCACCACTCCTCAAGGGTCATCGAATACCCCAGCCCCTCGATCACCCGCTTAACCGCCGCCACCGTTCCTTTTCGCTGATGGATCCAGAACGCATCACTTACTGCCTGCCGCTTAGCGGTTTCTGTCCAGGTTTCCTCCCATCGGTCAACGGAAAAAGCCCAGGCCAGATACGGCAGAAACTTTGCCGGGCATTTCCACGGGTTCCACAGATCACGCAGCGGCACGTTTAAATCACTAATGCCAGAACAGGCCTGCGCCAGCCTGCGCTCCAGCGCGGACGAACCCGGCGGTAACAGGCTGCTACTCATCAGAGCCACCAATTACCGCTTTAAAATCGGTGCAATATGACGCCTGCGTTTTATCTAAGACCATGTCCGCCAGGGGCTTCATCAGTTCGACGCGCTGGACACCCTGAACGTGCAGCGCGGCATAGATCGCGGACAGCCGCACATCACGCCCCAGGCGACGCTGCTCGTTGATGTATGCCGTACCCTGCGCTTTCGCGGCCGCCAGGATGGGTTCTTTTGCCGGGCCGGGATAGACATAAAGAACCGCATCAATTTCATAGGGAACAATCTCAGCAGATCGGACACTCACCCGATCCGCCACCGGCCGCACAGCCTCATCATTCAGGGCCTCACCGACGACCTGCAGTAAATCTTCCGGCGCAGTACCATCGCCGTCGCGGGCCAGAATAGTCACCACGACTTCCGCCGGTGACGGGCTGAAAGCCGATGCATCCGCCACCCGACCATCAGAGCTAAGCGCGTGATATTCATAGGCTCCGACTGGCCCGGCAACGCTCATCCCCTCAAAGGCCGCCGGAATGCGCTGGCGATAATCCGCGTCAGATTCCATTACCGCCTCCGTGGGTGGTGTTGTGGTGTCATCTGCAGCTGTAATCACCCGGCGCTGTACGTTGTTATTTGCGCCTAAATTGTCCAGGTCATCCCCGCCGGAATAGGCCACCATCACGGCTCTCGCTGCCTCGTTAATCCGCTGGCGCAGCAGCAGCTCCCGGTACACATTTTCCTGCAGCATTTTCACCACCGGCTCAGATTCAAGCGCTAAGGTGCGGGCCACGGCCTCCTGCTCTTCTGCCGGAAATAACGCGACAAATTCAGCCTTGCGCTCAGTCAGCAGGGTTTCAAAATCCGGCACATCCACAATTTGCGGCGGCGGCAGCTGGGAAAGGTCAATAACGGCCATTGTCTGCTCCTGTCGATACGGAAAGGGACACGGGCACGCCGTCATTACGCTGGCCTGCTAGCTCAATAACCATTGCGCCATCCATGCTGCTGCTGTTAACCGTGATGGTGTCCAGTTGCAGCCGCGGCTCCCAGCGCCGCAGCGCCACATACACCGCAGCCATGATTTGCAGGCGCAGCGCCGGGTTTTGCGGCTGGTCAATGAGCGCTGAAAGCAGGGAACCATACTCCCGGCGCGCAAGCCGGCTCCCTTGCGGGGTCAGCAAAATGTCACGCACCGACTGACGCAGGTGGTCAGTTTCCGTAATGGCTCTGCCGGTATCGCGGCTCATCCCGATATAGAGCGTCAAAATGGGTCTCCTGTCGTTCCGCCACTGTCGCCAGGGTGTTTATGCTTATCAGCAACGACGCCGTTTGACGTCATCGCGCCGCCGCCGTGGGTCACATCGCCATTCAGGATCACGTTGCTGTTAATACGGGTGGTGTCAGCCTCGATCACAAACTCACCGGTTTTGCAGGAGACAACCTGCGAAGACTCAATCAGCACGCTTTTCACGCCGCGAATAATCCAGCGCCCGGTGGCGGGGTCGTATTCGAACCAGCCGCCATCCTCGTATGCAGTCACGTCCGCACTTTCAGAGTCTGACGGCGGCGGGCAGGCGTTGGAGTAGATGGCCGGAAGCGCAAAGGCTGTCTCCAGATTGCCGCCCAGGCTGAACAGTACCACCTGCTCCCCTGGAGACGGGCACCACCAGGTGCGGGATTTACCTGCACGGTAGGTCAGCCAGTTAATCCAGTTGGTTTCAAGGTCGCCTGTTTTCACCCGGCACAGCCAGCCGTCCCGATCCACTTCGGTCACAATGCCGGTGCGGATCAAATTGGTGATAAGCCGCATGATTTCTGTTAGTTGTGCATTCATGGGTAGATAGTTAAACAAAAGAAAGCTACTTTCCTTTGGATTGGGTTGTGTGGTAAATAATACAAAACAGATAAGGAGGGTCATCATGAAGAAACAGACACACGAAGTCTTTGGTATCTCACCAACAATACTTGCTGATTCGTATGTAGATAGGGGAAATCTCGATAAAGAAATCAGTAGAAAATTACGAAGACCAATACATCTAGCACTAAGAGGTGAATCAAAGTGCGGTAAGTCTTGGTTAAGACAAAGAAATATACCTGACGCTATAGTTGTTCAATGCCGATTAAAGACAACCGTTCTAGACATCTATATTGACATACTTTCTCAACTTGGCATCAATCTTATACTGGAAAGAACAGAAAAAGACACAATTAAAGGCATAATGGAGGGTTCAGCAGAAGGCGGAATTGGTTTGATCGCCAAGTTAAAGGTTAGATTAGGACTTGAAACATCTGAAGAAGAAGTAATAAAAAAAGGCAGCGTTGGGCAAGATATAAATGACTTAAGATTTATTGCAGAAATAATTAACGAATCAAAAAGAAAAGTCGTTATTGAAGACTTTCATTACTTAAATACAAATGAAAGACAAGTATTCTCATACGATTTAAAAGCCCTTTGGGATTACGGCTGTTTTTTTGTAATCATCGGCGTCTGGACGAAAACTAATTTACTAATATTTTTGAACGCCGATCTTGGCTCTCGCATTGAAGAAATCCCTATCTCATGGTCCAGAGCTGATTTAGAAAAAGTAATAACCAGCGGCTCAGAAAGCTTAAATGTAAAATTTTCAGATCATATAAAAAGATGTATACTTGATGACTGCTACGGTAATGTTGGCATCTTGCAACAATTAGCTTTAAATATTCTAGATGAAACTGGAATTGATGAAGAGTGCGAAAAACTTACAGACGTAAATGATAAAGACAAATTCATTGATGCAGCAATGAAATACGCTGAACAATTAAATTCAAGATATCAAAAATTCGCAAAAGATATTTCTTACGGAATACGCAGACGGACAGAAACAACGGGCATATACGCACATGCCATGGCTGTAATCATGGATTCCAGCGATAATGAATTAATACAAGGTCTAGAGTTGGATAAAATATTCAAAATTGCCTCAAAAAGACAAAGCAGAATATTAAAAGGGAACTTACGCACAGTTCTTCAAAAAATTGAAGAATTGCAAGTTGATGGTGATGATAGAGGTTTAGTTCTCTCATACAATGATGCAACCGATGAAGTTACTGCTATCGACAGGACCATTTTAATTTATCGAAAATATTTAACTATAAAATGGCCTTGGGAAGACTTGATTAGCGAAGCCAAAGACGGCTATGGCGAACAAGGTAGAATTATTACTCCTTAACCTCAAAGTGGAGTAAATTCACCCCTATTTTTTCATAATTCATAATCACCCTGCAAGCCAGCTCAGCAGGGTGTCATGTATGCTTATTTTTACCTCATCATTCATACCTAGCAAACGGCGCTCTGAATACTTCACCTCCGGCCCTTTACGGCTGACCCGATCACGTAAGCCATAGTGATGCACGCGGGCTATGCGCTGCACCCGGCTCTCAAACTCGACGCTTGCCGAGTCCTGGCTGGCGACGGCTTTCAGGTATTTTGTGGTGCGGAGTTTCGCAAACATCTGCCGACGGATGCGGCCCTGTTTCGTTCTGGCCGTCACGCGACGCGGCTCGTAAGCCGTCCCGTCCGGGTTGCGCTGCATCCTGATATTTTTCTGCTGGCTGCGGCGCAACTGCTGTGCCAGATCCCGCATCATGCGCTTACGTGCGGCAGGCTCCAGTTCCGCCAGCAACGCATCTAACCAGGCGTCAACTTCCTGCAGCTCAGCCACGGCTCACCGCCCACATTTCGTCCGGTTCGCCCGGTTCCGGCACCGCTTCGACGCTTGACACGTCACCGTCAGCGCTGACTATCACACGCTCTGTCAGTTGCAGATTCAGGCTGATATCACAGATATCATTACGCAAAATGTCGACTTCAAAGGAAAGCAACTTTTCCCGCAGTTCCGGGTTATGAATGGCATCCGGCTGATTATCCATGAGCCAGGCCACCACCGGCGCCATCAATAACCCCTGATCGCCGCTGAAATCCACAATCACCACATTCAGGGTGTAACGATATTCCCATGAAAGTGACGCTGCCCCGGTTGCCACCACCGATCCGTTATCCACGAATAAATGCAGCTTGTCCGGGTTATCGCGGACATATGGCACCGCGCTATTCAGGGCTCGGCGTAAGGATTGAGGCTTGTTCACTGTTTCGCTCCTGACAGGAAATTATCGTGTCCACTTTATCGGCGCAGACCGCCCAGGCCGCCTCTGCTTCATCCAGCGCGGTCAGCAGATCACCGTTAGTGCGTGCCGCCGACTTTTCCAGGCGGCACTGCGTCACTCTGGGACAACCATTCACGGTAAGCAGCACCTCCGGCGAGGGCCGGACGTTCGCGCATCCTGATAACGTCAGCAGGCAGAAGAGTGTCAGCCCAGCGATGTAAATCCTCATTTTCACGTTTTAACTCCTCAATTCTGCGTTGATGGCTTCGCAGCAGCGCGTTTGTACTTTCTGCCGCCGCGTAAAGCTTTGCCTGTTCCCGGTTATTGGTTTCGGACAGGATGGACAAAGCGATCAGCTGGCTGTTCGTTTTTGCCAGTTTTTCGCCTGTCGTTTTCAGATCCCGCCCTTGCTGCTCGATGGTCTGGCTGGCCTCCTTCATCCGCCATGACTGCCAGCCAAGCGCCATCAGTACCAGCGCCAGAATTATCGCCAGCGCCTTCGTCATACCGTCACCGGCTCAGCATCAATAATCTGCGCACGCAGAACCTTAAGCGCGACCAGCGTCAGCAGAAAAAATACCAGGGTGACAACGTGGCCCGTAAAGGCGAGAAAAATCACAAGCAGTGAACACCTGGCCCATCTGATCACCTGGTTTGCTGGCGTACTGAAAAAGCGGGTCAGCGCCTGCGTTGCCTCTTCCCGATGAATTCCACCCGCATACCACCCAGCCAGGCAAAGCAGTACCGCCACCCAGACCAGCAAACAGGCGACCCAGGTCAATGCGGTGACCAGCGCCGAGGCCATGCCGTTTGGGACAAAGAGACTAAAAATCATCAACGCCGCGTACAGCACAGAAAGCAACCCACTGATAAATTTCTTCTTCATTTCGTTATGCTCCTTTTAAGCACCAGGCCAGCTCCCGCGCGCGGCGGTTGTCAAGCCCCGGATTAAATACGCCTTTGACGTATACCCAGCGTGGCAATTGATAGCAGGCATCGCGCCAGCGCTTCTGATTGATAAACTTCACCATGGTTGAACCACAGGCATTGCCGGTTCCCACGTTGAAGGCCAGCGATACCAGCGCGTCATAGACGTTCTGCGGTACACTCACCAGGACACAGCGATCCAGTGCCTTCTCCACCCTTAAAACGTTGGTGATGAAACTCCCTGCGGCCTGCCGTTCCGTGATGGTCTTCCCCGGCACCACGCCGGAGGTATTGCCAATGCCATCGGTCCACACCCCCGCATCACACTGATACGGCTGCAGGCGGCAGCCCTCGTAATCGGCTATCAGCTTCAACCCTTCCACTGAGGTATGAAGTTGCTGAAAGCCCGGCAGGGTGGCGGCAATCGCCAGCACCGCCCCTACCAGGCAGCGTTTAACGGTTGAAGGATTCATATTCCCCCTGTGTAATTTTTCCGCCGCGCAGCAGCTGGTAGGTTTTGTGTTTGTAGTACCAGTTGATGGCCAGCATCAGCACGCCAATCAACACACCGCCCACTGTCGACACATCCTTAAGCGATAAATCTCCCATCCATGCCAGCAGTACAGCGATGCAGTACGTGATGAAGGCGCTGATCCGTTCAAGCGTCATATTTCAGTCCCATAACTGGACGGTCTGCACCGTAGAAGTGGTGGCAATATCCGGCAGCTCCACCTGCAGCCCGTGTGGTAAGAACGGGCCGTGCTCAGCCAGCCCCGGATTTGCCTGCAGTACCTGCTCCGTGACGCCCTGCGTGCGTCCATAATGACGCCAGCAAAGCGCGTCCACCGTGTCACCCTGGTACGCACGCACTTTCATCAGATCAGCTCCACCGTACAGTGAGGCGCATCCTGCACCCGGCTAATTGCCCAGCGAGCATCACGCCACAGCTCGCCGCTGGCATCCGCCAGCTCATCCCCCCTTTTCACACCGGAGGCCGTGGCGTCGTAGTCCTGGTAACGCTCATTCACCTGCGCACGTGCCCAGCAATAAACGGCGTTGTGGTAGTGGTGAATACGTTCGCTTTTACCGTCCAGCAAGTCCGCCGGTACATCGGCCAGCGTCATGAATCCCAGCGCCTGCTGGCGCTTGCGGAAGTCGTACAGCTCCGCATTGACCTCTGACATCGCAGACCGGATGAGTTGTCCGAGACGGGGTGACGTCACCGTGCCATCCGTCCGCATCACGCTGCGAAACTCTGATAAATCCACATCGGGCCAGAACGGCGTATTTTTGATAATTTCCGCCTGTTCCGGCGCCTGCTCAGGCGCAACAAACTTCATGCGGGCTTTCTCCTGAAATAGTGGGCGGTGGACGGGGTTTTGATGTGGCAAAAGCCTTTCGCCACCCCGTGCCGCCCGTGCGCGGGGCACGTTCCGTTAACGGCTGTCATTGCGCAATCTGCGCTCCAGCTGCTGTTTTTCTTTTTTGACGCCACAGCGTGGATCAAGCTGCAGCGCATGATTGATGTGATTCAGGGCGGAGGCCGGGCTGGTTTCGGTCAGTACAGCGCCAATCGCTTTATGCAGGCGTGCCCGTGACTGGTCTGGCATATCCTGGCCATCTGTCAGCTCCAGTGTCTGCAGTAACAACCCGGCATCGAAAGATTCACCTGCCAGCAGGGCGGCCTGCGCAGCGTCTGCCATTTCCTCTGCCAGCACTGTCTGGACGTTACGGTTTCCGATGGGCATCACCCATCCGTGCCGCAGCGCATGACGCCCTGCATCCAGCGCACCGGCATAATCACCGGCATCGATACGCCAGAGCATTACAAACATCACCACGTCATCCTGCCGGGCACCATCAGCAGCCAGCACCCCCTCCACCCAGGCGGAATAACGGGGCAGCAGTTCCACTTTGATTTGGGCTTTCTTCACGGTGGACTGGATACCTTTCAGGCGGCGGCGGTCCTCCGCCAGCTGCATCAGCATCAGGTCATACCCCGTCGCGTGGCGAACATTGCCGCCCTGTCGGGCGGCCTGTTCAGCCTGGACGCGCAGGCGGTGCTGCCGTGCGGGACTCAGGCTCATGCGTTACGCCCCCTCGCCTTCCGGTACAGCTGGCGCGCTGAAATCCCCCATCTGGATGTTTTCGACCAGCGCCGCGCAGCGGTAATCCTCAACCACATACGCTTCATTGACGGACTCGAAATTCTCGATCCGGTCACGTTTCGGGTTATCGATAACAGAACGACGGCGGGTATCTTCCTGCCAGTAAATGGACAGGTTATCCAGGCGGGTGATCAGCAGTGCATTCGCAGGGAAATACGGCGCGCGTACAGCCTGCAGGCCACCCATGCGTTTCTGGCTGATGATCAGATCAGCGGCCAGCTTCTCCGTGTTCTCCTGGTCTTTGTTAACCAGTGGGAAATACTTGTCAGACAGCAGCTCACGACCACAGACCACCACCAGATCATCATCATCCTGATACACCGGGTCGATCAGCTCGTTGACCGCATCCATCACCACAGCGTCCAGGTTGGCATAATCGCCACCCTTACCAACCTTCACGGCGCCTTTGGTGGTCACACCTTCTTTGGTTTCGCTGCCCATGACATGATCCGGCGCATCTTCGCGGATTTTTTGCAGCCAGCCCTTATTTACGTCCTGCAGCATCGGGTTGGCGTCGCGGTCAGAGGTTTTGGCACGCTTCACGCCGTTGAACCCGATCATGATGCGGTCCAGAGCCTGGCGCTTCACGATGGCGTTACGGATACGCACCTGGAAATCCTGGAATTTTGCCCACAGGTCCAGCTTTGCGTAGGTCAGCACCGTATCAAAGTTGGTCTGTTCGCATTTGTATTCCACGTCCGCCATCACTGTCGGGTCAGTTGGTTCGCGCTCTTTGGTGGTGGTATCCGTGGTACCGGCAATCGTGCTACCGACACCCAGACCCAGCAGCTGGCCTGACTGCTCATCCACCGGGGTGATGTTAATCAGTGTCAGAAAGGCTGCGGACTGCTGGATCTGGTCTTCCAGCGTCTGCTGTACCGACGGCTCAACGGTGAATTTGCTGGAAAGTTCTTCCACTTCCACGTTATTCAGGCGTGCCAGCTGCTGCAGGTAGGCGTTAAAGGCAAAACGGGTTTTCTTTTTCATTGGTTCTTATGCTCCATCAGCAATTGGTCAGTGTGCCTGCCGGTGCGTTTCCGCCCGGCGCGCGCTGGCGATAATCTTTGCGGCTGTCTTCCTGGCTCAGCCGCTGCTCCAGTTCAGCAAAAGCGGTCTGCTGTTCCTGCAGGGAGGCTTCCAGCTCAGCAATGCGCGCATCCTGCGCAGACAGGGAGTGATCAGTGCGTTCGCTCAGGTTTTGCTGTTCAGTAGCAATCAGCTCCACCGCGCGATGTACGTCAGAAAAACGCGCGTCATCGTTCTGTTCTTTTTTGGTGAACATCGCGGCAACGCGGGAAAACAGGGAGGGTTTTTCGTCCTGGACTTCTTCCCACTCGATCAGCGTTTCTTCTGCGGCGGAAAAGAGGTTTTCAGGGTTTTGCTTGCGGCCTGCCAGGGGGTTACTTCTGGCGCTGGCGCTAAACTGCAGCATTTCAGTACCGAGGCTTGCGGGATCATCCGTCGCCGCCAGGCCAACCAGGTAGGCTTTGCCTGTATCGGCAAAACTGGTATTGACCTCCATCGAGGTAAACAGTTTTTGCAGATTACGGGTATACGCCACCAGGTCCTCTGACGGGGTGATCCACGCATACAGGGCCATTTTCCCTTTCAGCGGGCCGTCTGCAATCTCCTCTGCCTCCAGCTTATCCACGGTCCCGAAACGGCGGAATGGGCTATCAGGGGTGTAACCCTTGATATGCTCCAGATTAATCAACGCGGTATACACCTGCGGGTCATAGCTCGCCGCCATCTGTTCCAGCCAGGCACGCTCAATATTGCGCCCGTCTGTCGTTGCCCCTTCCACACCGATGCGGAAGCGCTTTGCTTTTACAGCCATGTGACCGACTCCATCAAATAACTCTGTGAGGCCTTATGGTTGCTGCGATGGAGGGGGTGAAACAACGCGCGGACCTTGTGCGGTAAACCATACAAAGGCCAGCCGGGGAAAGGCGCCAGGCAAGGCCGTATGTTTGTGCCATGGAAACGATGACCCCCGCAGACCTCGATCCCCGCAGGCAGGCATTACTGCTGTATTTTCAGGGATACCGCGTAGCCCGCATTGCTGAAATGCTGGGCGAAAAAGTTGCAACCGTTCACAGCTGGAAAAAGCGCGACAAGTGGGGCGAATACGGCCCACTCGATCAGATGCAGCTCACCACTGCCGCCCGCTATTGCCAGCTCATCATGAAGGAGCACAAGGAAGGGAAAGACTTTAAAGAAATAGACCTGCTGGCCCGCCAGTCAGAACGACACGCCCGCATCGGTAAATTTAACAACGGTGGTAATGAGGCGGACCTAAACCCCAACGTGCAAAACCGCAACCGCGGCCCCCGCAAACAACCTGAAAAAAACCAGTTCAGCGACGAACAGATCGAAAAGCTGGAAGAAATTTTCCGCAACGGAATGTTTGAATATCAGCGCCACTGGTGGGAGGCAGGAATTAAGCACCGCATTCGCAACGTGCTTAAATCACGCCAAATCGGCGCAACCTATTATTTCGCGCGGGAAGCGCTGATGGACGCCCTGCTAACAGGGCGAAACCAGATTTTCCTGTCAGCCAGTAAAGCCCAGGCGCATGTTTTTAAGCAGTACATCATCGAGTTTGCCAAAGAAGTCGATGTGGAATTAAAAGGCGATCCCATGGTGCTACCAAACGGCGCCACCTTGTATTTTCTCGGGACCAACGCCCGCACCGCGCAGAGCTACCACGGCAACCTGTATCTTGATGAGTATTTCTGGATCCCGAAATTTCAGGAGCTACGTAAAGTCGCCTCCGGCATGGCGCTGCATAAGAAATGGCGCCAGACCTATTTCTCAACGCCTTCCAGCCTGACGCACAGCGCTTACCCGTTCTGGTCCGGCGCCCTGTTCAATCGCGGACGGGCAAAAGCTGATCGCGTTGATATCGACCTGACTCACTCAGCCCTTGCTGCCGGTCTGCTTTGCGCTGACGGTCAGTTCAGACAGATCGTGACGGTGGAGGACGCCGTGCGCGGTGGCTGCAACCTGTTCGACCTCGACCAGCTGCGCCTGGAGTACAGCCCCGACGAGTACCAGAACCTGCTGATGTGTGAGTTCATCGACGATCTCGCCTCCGTTTTCCCACTGGCTGACCTGCAGGCCTGCATGGTGGACAGCTGGGAAGTCTGGGAAGACTTTCAGGCGCTGGCCCTGCGTCCGTTCGGCTGGCGCGAAGTCTGGATCGGCTATGACCCGGCGAAAGGCACCCAGAACGGTGACAGCGCTGGCTGCGTAGTCATTGCCCCGCCGACGGTGCCCGGCGGTAAGTTCCGCATCCTTGAGCGTCATCAGTGGCGCGGAATGGACTTCCGCGCCCAGGCAGAGGCCATCCGCAAACTGACTCAGCAGTATAACGTGACCTACATCGGCATTGACTCCACCGGCGTCGGTCACGGTGTTTATGAAAACGTAAAAGGCTTTTTCCCTGCCGTGCGGGAGTTTGTCTATAACCCCAACGTCAAAAATGCCCTGGTGCTCAAGGCATACGACATTATCAGCCACCGCCGTCTGGAGTTTGACGCCGGACACACCGACATTGCGCAGTCATTTATGGCTATCCGCCGCGCCACCACCGCCAGCGGAAACCGCCCTACCTACGAAGCCAGCCGCAGCGAAGAAGCCAGCCACGCAGATTTGGCCTGGGCAACGATGCACGCACTGTTTAACGAACCGCTGCAGGGCGAAGCCGCCAATACCAGCAACATTGTGGAGATTTTTTAATGACTGAGAATACCGCACAGGATGTGATGCCACCCGACGTACAACCCAATGATGCAGCGACTACCCAGGCGTTCAGCTTTGGCGATCCCATTCCGGTACTGGACCGCCGCGAACTTCTGGACTACGTAGAATGTGTGCAAATGGACCGCTGGTATGAGCCGCCGGTGAGTTTTGACGGGCTGGCGCGGACCTATCGCGCCGCTGTACATCACAGCTCACCGATTGCCGTTAAGCGTGACATTCTCAGCAGCACCTACATCCCCCACCGCCTGCTCAGCCAGCAGGCTTTTGCACGTTTCGTCCAGGACTACCTTGTGTTCGGTAACGCCTATCTGGAAAAACGGACGAACAGGCTGGGCGGCGTCCTGTCACTGGAGCCATCACTGGCGAAGTACACCCGGCGCGGGATTGACCTCGATACTTATTGGTTCGTGCAGTACGGCATGACCACCCAGCCTTATGAGTTCACCAAAGGTAGCATCTTTCACCTGATGGAGCCGGACATTAACCAGGAAATCTACGGGCTTCCCGGCTACCTCTCCGCGATCCCTTCAACACTGCTCAACGAGTCGGCTACGCTGTTTCGCCGTAAGTATTACATCAACGGCAGTCACGCCGGCTTCATCATGTACATGACAGACGCGGCACAGAATCAGGAGGACGTGAACAACATCCGCCAGGCCATGAAAAGCGCCAAAGGGCCGGGCAACTTCCGCAACCTGTTTATGTATTCGCCTAACGGAAAAAAGGACGGAATCCAGATCATCCCGTTGTCGGAGGTTGCGGCAAAGGATGAGTTTTTAAACATCAAAAACGTGAGCCGCGATGACATGATGGCAGCGCACCGCGTACCTCCGCAAATGATGGGCATTATGCCAAACAATGTTGGAGGATTTGGTGATGTTGAGAAAGCTAGCAAAGTGTTTGTTCGAAATGAATTGTTCCCACTTCAAAAAAGGCTAGAACAAATTAACGAGTGGCTTGATGATGAAATTATCATCTTTGAACCTTATAATTTAGAATTTAATTAGATACGACTGAGGCGGCTCTTACGAGCCGCTTTCGTTATGTCTTTTTTGACGTCTTAATTTAGCCTCTTCTAAGCGTGCTTTTTCAGTGTACAGGCGTTCTAATAAGACATATGTAAACTCCTCTAGGTCAATTGCAGATGTTTTATCAAGGAGCCCATCATGGGCACCATCATTTCCATCATCTTTTACGCATTCGGCTAAATCTCTCATAGCCTGAGGTAAGACCTGGTTGTCAAACAACCATCCCATTCGCAATCCCAAACTACGTCTGACTCTGCTTCCCGGCTCCTGCCCCTCTGGCGGTAGTAGTTCCTTTGTAGCCATATCCAGACATAGCCTGTACATTGTTGCAGCAGCGTTGTAACACCCAACGGACAAGCATTTTGCCCCTTCTATAAAAGCATCATTTATTTTCTCTGGAAGAAACTCAGGTGGTGGGCTTACTTTCAAATCTGCTGGACTAACCGTACCTGTAATAGTGCCAATAGCATTTAAATTAAAAGCAGAACGCCACTCAACTCCCTCAAAGCTTTTTTGCTTTGCCGAAGGTTGAGCAATAAAAATTGTGCCACGCATGCATTGCCGGCAAATACAATATAACTCATAAATCTTTATAGTAATATTGTGGCCTATATGTCGATCCTGTATATAATTCCCATCTTGAATATTAAATGTAATTCTCTGACTTCCGCAACGTGGACAATCATTAACCATAATCGCCATATAACAAGTTCCTCTATTTATTAGTAGCAATGCGATAACACTTTTACTTTAAAGAACTCATTTCAATTTTTCTACGACCTTTTGTCATAGTTTTGATCTTTTGCGCGCGCTCGTATCCCCGCCACGCCTGCCCGCTTTGTGTAGTGGTTTTCATGCACCTGCATGAGATATGAAAAAGCCCGCCAGAACTGGCGGGCCGGAGCTAAAACGATCCTCAAACGATCATGCAGATTCATGCGGCATAGCCATGCACTCTCTTTTCTTCAGGTTAGCCTGAAATCCTCGTCAAAATCCATAAAGTTTTCAGCTACTCGCGATGAGAGGATGATGAACTTAATTCCCTCATCCAAGGGAACCGGGCGATCAAGTTCAAGCATAAAAACACCATCATAGGTTTTACCCAGCCAGAACACGCCGCCGCAGGATTTTGGCCGCTGAAAAAGCACCCAACCACCCGGAACAAACTTCGGCAGCGGCTCATAGCGATAAATAACCTGATAATTACTGTCTTTAGACCCCATAGCCTAACGCCTCGCCTTGCTCGTTGTTCAACCTTGCAGGCGGTAAAAACCAGTTTTATCGCCTGCAACGTTTTGTTAATGCAACCAGCTGTCGTCTTCCCAGACCTGCTGCATAATTTCCATTACGCGCTGCTTATCCTCATCAAGTTTTAAGCCGGTCAACTCGATACCATTGGCACTGCCTTTGCGAATGCGGATCGCCGTCTTGGGATATAAAGGGGTCAGGTTGCGGTAAAGCTCGGTTTCGAGTGCTTCCAGTGTCGCCTGGCTAATTTTCTGCTCTTTATCAATCATTATTTCGACACGCATAGAGATCATCCCCCTAACTGGAAACATCCATTGACCGGCTGTATTCATGGCTACGAATTTTCGCCATTAATTCATCAGTCAGCTCAGAAACCCACTGGATAGCAAGTCGCTTCTCTTCATCGCTGCACTCACTAGCCGCTACAAGCTTGATAAAAAAATCAATACGCTGGAGCTTTAACGACTCCAAAAGATAGTCCTGCATTTTCCCTCCTATCCTCACTACGGGATACCCGCTTCTATATCCCCACAAAGGGATATTTGTATACTGTACGTATATCCACTGGTTATACATACAGTATAATATGATTTTCTCGATGTAAAATAGTTTTTATCATTCAATCAGATGTGTCCTATGTGGTGAGATAAGGCTATAAAATGCGCTCCTCCATCAGTACCACTGGCGCAATTTATCATCTTCCTGCAGCCTTTGGTTCCGGTAAAAGACACGCAGACCGGCACCGGATGGAATACTGCCACCGCGCAGAAGCAGATCGATCTCCGCCTCCGAACCATCAAAGCCTCTCGATTTAAGTTCATACTCCAACTGCAGGCGCTGCTGATTATCCACATCCTGCCTGTACCCTTTCCGGCGCTTAGGCTTAACCATCCGAAGCCGTGCGTTTAGCTCCCTCAGCTCCTTTTTGCTCATGCTATGGAGATATTCCTGCAGCTCCCGCTCATCCATACCCGCAATATCCGGTAAATCCTGTCCGCTTACGGCCCCGTTTTCGTTCATTTTTTCCACAGGGGGACAGTTATTGCCACGAGTCCAAGGGGCGCAAGCGCCCTGGTCGGCTGGCGCCTCCTGAACGTCAACGGCCTTACGAACCATTTTCCACTTCATCGCATGCGTGCAAATCCGGCCCTCAATAATCGGGGACCAGATGCCATAAATACGGATGCCGTGATCGCCATAGGCTGATGGCTCGTCATTGAGTTCATAAGCCGTGCGGACCAGGTGATGCTTACGCGGAACCAGTACGCCGCCCTGTTTCATGATGTAGGTGGCAAAACACCCGGCATCGGCTGCCGCCAGCACGGCATCCAGACGCGGGTTATCCAGTACCGGCGCACCTGCTTTTTTATCTGCCTGCTGTCGCGCAGCCTGGCCTGCCAGCAAACGCAGCTCGCGATAAGCCTGACGGCCCGGTATACCGAAAAAGCGGAATTGCTGGACGCGATGCAGCGAAGCCCAGGCATTGACATGTTCGGCATTGTCCCGCAGTGATCTGCCGGTTTCTTTGCTGATTTCATTACCCAGGCCGCGGCCGTCGATGTTCTTACTGATGTACTTCGCGATGTAGCTGGTAGGCGTCCCCTTGCGCGGGTTGATCAGCTCAGATTTAAAGCGCGGGCCGGTATTATTTCCCAGCTCCTCGCGGTCCTCACGGATGGCAAATTTACGCAGCAGCGCAGTGATGGACTTGCGGTCTTTTTTGCGCATGAAGCAAAGCAGGTGCCAGTGCACGGTGCCGTCATGGTGTGGCTCAGCAACGCGGACGCCATACCAGCGCAGCCCGGCTTTGTGCATCGCCTTGCGGAAAGCGGCGAACGTATGCACCAGATAGTCGCTGCTCTGCCGGACCGTTGCACTGGTCCATTTCGGGTTTGGCCTGCCGTTATTGAGCGTTGCGTGAAAGCGTGACGGGCAGGTGATGGTATATAACACCGCGCAGTCTCCGCGCATTTCCGCGATTAACTCCAGCCCCTTAACACAGGCCATCATTTCATTACGACGGTGCGCCGGATTGCTGCTACTGGCGTTTACCACGTCTTCCATATCCAGCGTATCGCCCTGCTCATTGGTCAGCTCATGCGAGCGGAAGAATTCCAGCGATTTGCGGCGCTGTTCGCGTTTATGGATCACGGCCTCATAGCTGACATACGGGGACGCCTTTTTGTTAACCAGGCAGACGGCGCGCAGCTGTTCTTCCCGCCATTCACACCGCATCTGCCACAGCTTGCGATACCACCAGTCAGCACAGAGCATACGGGCAAGCGAACCCGGAATAAGTTCGTATGGTACCGGGTTACGGCGGTGCTTTTTACGGCGCAGCTGCTCGAAGGCAGGCGGGATAACATCAAGGCGCATGGCCTCAGCGGCCACCCTTTCCCATGACCGGCGGATCTCTTCCGGCGTAACGTCTTCATCCGCAAACAGCTCACCGCAGGCAGCATCCAGACACATGCTCATGTGTGCCGCCACCAGGGTAGATAACCGCTTAACCTGATCCTGGTTCATTTCCGGCAGAACCAGCAGGCCCTCCAGCCCGTCGTGGCTCGCCATAAACCGGAATGACGCAGAAACCTGGCTGGCACGCACACGCTCCAGGCGTTCAAGGCACGGCCTGATGGTTTCACGTAGATAGCGGGAATATGCCTTCGGCTTGCCCAGGCCCTCGAAATATTTAATACGCTCAAGCAGTGGCTTGCTGATATGTGATGGTTCAGCGCTTACGTCTGCCAGAATCACCAGATCGGGATTAAACCGCTGCTGCTCGCGGGCCATTTTGGCACGGCTGATCAGCCGGTCCTGCTCCATTTCACGCTGAACAGGATCACGGGCTTCATTGTAGAAATAGCGTTCCCAGACCTCATCGCTCATCGCCTCACGGCGCAGCTGCTCCTGCTCGTTGTCGCTAGCGTAGAGAGCGATCAGGTTTGAAAGCGCAGACACCGGCGCAACTTCCGCCGGGTCCACATACGGGTTAACCGCTTTTTTCGGGGCATTCCAGACAAAAGCAGTGGCGGCATCATCTGCACCGCCGTAGTTTTTAACGTCGTGATGGCTCACACAAATACTCTCTTTGGAAAGTTTCGTAAGACGCACTCACGACTGGATACGCTGCCAGATCAAACCCTGACCAGATCAGAGGTTGAGAAACAGCGATAATTTCAGTTGCAGACTTACCATCACCACCGGCAACACCCATACTGCGTTTTGCGTTAATACGGTGCCGGGTAAAATTCTGGTAAATCGCGTTCGTCAGCTCGGTTTCACTGTTCGACACAACAACCTGATGACCTGCTGATGCCAGTACATCAAGAGTCGTCGCCAGGCGACGCTGTTCAAGCTCATTGAAACCATCAGTGTGATAATCGGTAAATGTACCGTCATAAGGTGGGTCGCAATAAATCACATCACCTGCTTTGACCATCGCTAAAGTTTCCTCGTAGCTGGCACAAATGAAGGTGGCGCGTTTTGCTTTCTCTGCAAATGCTCTGATTTCGCCTTCTGGGAAATTTGTTTTTTTATAATTCCCGTATGGAACGTTAAATTCACCTTTCCTGTTATAACGGCACAATCCACGATAACAGTGGCGATTAAGATAAAGGAAAAATACAGCTTTCCAGAAATCAGTAGTTTCAGAGGAATGATTAAAATCCTGGCGGATATTGTAATAAGAGGTTTCGCTATTTGTATTTGCAAAGAACCCTTTAGCGTTAGCTATAAATTTCTCGCAGTTAAATGCAATCTGCTTATAAAGATTAATCAGGTCAGAATTGATATCAGCGACAAGATAATGAGGATACTCTGTCGCCATCATCACAGCGCAGGAACCCGCGAAAGGTTCAACCAATCGCGGGCCAGCTGGGAGGTGTTTTTTCAGTTCGGGCATGATGGCGGTTTTGTTTCCCGCCCATTTCAGGATGGTGCTCATACAGCACCCCCATTGTAGTGTTTGCCTTTCAGCTCTGCGATTTCCTGACAGGTGACGCAGCACTGCACGCCGGGAAGCGCACGGCGGCGAGCGGGCGGGATTGGCGCATCACATTCGATGCATAAAACGCGGGAAACGCCCGACGCTTTACTGCGGGCAGTGTGGATGTGCCGCTGGCGTTCTTCTTCAACGCGCTGCTGTACGAGGTCCATAGAATCAGACATCAGTGGATCTCCTGCGCTTCGTTCTGGATGTTTTCCGCAGTAACGCGCAGCAGCTCCGCCGCCTCAACGTGATTAAGCTGGCGCGATGTGATGTGACACGCCAGGCTATCAAGGCGGGCGGCCATTGCCGCAGCACGTGCACGGCGTTCTTCCATGCGGGCCTCTGTCAGTATCTGGTTAAGACCTGCATCATCCGGGCCGATTTTGTTGGAACGGGTTTCTATATTTCGCATTGTTGTTTCTCCTGAATTTTGGCAAAAGAATGCCCGGCGGGTTTACGCCATTAATTTCTGTTACTGGTTAATTCGGCATGGTTAGCCGCTTTGGAAATAAGCTCACCACTGCACGAAAATGGTTCATTGCTTTTATCAGCTCCCGCTTTTCGTCAGTCGTCAGCTCATTCATATTGACGCTATGACGATCCGCCGGAATCTTAGCCATAAAGAATATGGCGGCTAAGGCACGCTCATTTTGTTTATGGTTAATATCTCGCTGGTCCCGCATATCGCTAATAAAACGCTCCAGTTCAGGTTCTATATTCAAGCCGAACACTTTCGCCCTTAGCTCTGCAATATGATTCAGGCCATCCAGCCGATGCCCCGGACTTAGTGGAACAGTCGCAGAATCGCCTTCAATAGCCATGGTTTCCCCTGTTTATTAGTACGCAGTTCAGCCAGCAGCGCATCCTGCGAGCGGCACGGGTGCCAGCGCTTGCCATCTTTACCCATGATCCAGCCATGCCCGAAATGAGGTGATGGACTTTGCTTAACGAGAAGCGATGCGATTGATGGTTGTTTAGTCAACATAGCCACCTCAGATCAAACCAAACGAGGCACCCAGGCCAGTGACTGTATCAATGGTGCTGGCCATCGCCGGGCTTGCCTGCAGGCGCGCCTGCAACGTCACTGCGGTTAATGCCATCAGTCGAGTAACTGAATTGATGCTATCAACAATCTGGCGGCGCCCTGCCGTTGTGTGCGCTTCGCCGGAAACAGCGCCGGCAGCCACGCGGCCGATTTCTGCCGTAGCTTTTAGTACATAATCCGGCATCTTTTCGCGAGCGACTTCGTTTAGCGGCACGCACGGGAGGCAGTGGATCTGCGCCAGGAAGCCATCAACCAACGCTGAATCCTCGGTCAGATCAGTAAGCAGCCAGATTTCCGGCGCGGTAAGTTGGTGCGGCTGGTCCGGGTTAAGCTTATTGCGCAGAGTCTGAACATTCATCCCGGCACGCCCTGCCAGCTTCGTCATGTTATGACGCAGTGCGAAAGCCCGGCAGGCTTCATCAAAATGCGGATGTTTGGAAATCCTGAAATCAAACATGTTTTTGGCCTCTCTATATCCCAAAATGGAACTATCAGGCTTGCATTGCGATTTCGCAGCCTTGAGCCGCTTCCATCGTCAACGCGAACATGTTTACTTCGATAAGGCTGTTTACCCCTTCCTTTTTACGAATTGGAAGGCGGCCTTCACGGATCATTTGGCGGGCGTAGCTGAGTTTGTAACCGGTACGGCGGCAGAACTCATCAAGAGTGATAAACGGCTCAGATACTACAAGATTGATGCTGGGACGCATTGAAAGTTGACGATTCATGATGCAATATTCCTCAGTTTGGGTTGTCTCTACACTATTCGAGACTGTTATTTACTATTCGTTGCTTCACACAACGGAGAATAGGATCACAAATCGCCAATGTCAATTCAAAACATCACAAAACACCACATCCCACCAAAAGTGCGGGAAGCTATCATGCAAAACAAAGGTGGAAAACCGGTCATTGAGCGCATCCTAAAAGCTTACGGGTTCACTACTCGCCAGGCTCTCTGCAACCATCTTGGGATTTCCCAGAGCACCATGGCTAATAGGTACGCACGGAATACATTTCCGTCTGACTGGGCATTGATCTGCAGCCTTGAAACAGGAGCTTCTCTGTTATGGTTGACGTCTGGTGATGGCTCAATGCTTGAGGATGAGCTTGATGCCGGTGTAGTTACCAAGATTCTCAGGCATCTAATCATCACTGATGGGGTTGTTACTTCACAGAATGAAATCACATATGACGTCAGCCTCATTCCTGCAGGCCTTTCATCCCCTTATTTAGTGACTTTCGAAAACTCGGTGTATTTGGTTGATAGCCACGATGGTGAAATCAATGATGGATGGTGGCTTGTTGAAATTGATGGATTAACCAGTATCAGAGAGGTTTTCAGATTTCCCGGGGGACGCATACGTATTGAGAATGGGCGGGCTTCATTTGAATGCGCAGCTTCTGACGTAAAAGTGTTAGGTAAAGTAATAAGCAAAACCGAGAAGTATGTTTGATACCAAACGGGAGATTAATTAAGTGGCCGTGAGCAAACTCGCCAACGGTAAGTGGCAGGCACAAGTCTTCCCAAACGGGCGCGATGGAAAACGCATCCGACGCCAGTTTGCCACTAAGGGCGAGGCCCTGGCATTCGAGCGCCATGTAAAGGAGCAAGCCCAAGATAAACCGTGGCTGGGCGAGAAAACTGATAAACGCCGCGTTCGGGATTTGGTTACAGCCTGGTATAACGCACATGGCGTTACGCTTGCTGATGGTGAAAAGCGTAAAGGCGCAATGGAGTTTGCCTGTCTCGCAATGGGAGATCCCCTAGCTACAGAATTCAACGCTAAACTATTCTCAACTTATAGAGAACAGCGGTTAAGCGGAAAAATAACCCGCTCTGATCGCGTTAAGGCTGTCACCCCTCGTACGGTTAACCTTGAACTAGCTTACTTTCGGGCTATGTTCAACGAGCTGAAAAGACTTGATGACTGGACAGCACCCAACCCTCTTGAAAACGTCAGAGAGTTTAAGATCGCAGAAATTGAGCTGGCCTGGCTTACAGTTGAGGAAGCGGCTCGCTTGCTGGAAGAATGTGAAAAAAGCAAGGCGGAGGATTTAACCATGATTGTTAAAATCTGCCTTGCAACCGGAGCAAGATGGGGTGAGGCGGAAAGTTTAACTGGAAAGCAGATAAGCCCCGGAAAAATCACTTTTATCAAAACGAAAGGTAAGAAGAACCGAGCTGTTCCTATCAGTGACGAGCTTTATGAATTACTACCCAAAAGCCGAACCTCTAAACCGCTCTTTACCGGATGTTACTCAGCATTCAGGAGCGCAGTAAAACGGGCGGGAATTGAACTTCCTGACGGTCAGCTTTCGCATGTTTTACGGCATACTTTTGCCAGCCATTTCATGATGGGCGGCGGCAATATTTTAGTTTTACAACGCATCCTCGGGCATACAGATATCAAAGTCACGATGCGATATGCTCACTTCGCCCCTGACCACCTTACAGAAGCGGTTCAACTTAACCCATTAAACCTGATAAGTGGCAGCAAAATGGCAGCACAGCGCAGCACTATGCAATACTTTTCGACAATATACGAAATGCTATGCGTTTGATTTAACTGTATATCTTTGTTTTTATTAGAATATAGTTCGGACTCATAATCGCTTGGTCGTTGGTTCAAACCCAACAGGGGCCACCAAATTTTAGCTTTAAAATCAAACAAAAAAGCCACTTTTCGAGTGGCTTTTTTGTTGCCTCGTAATTGGATGGCGATAGGATAGCTGCACAAACCGCCAGGCAATTCTCTGACATTGATGCTTTGTAAACATCCCGTTTAGTTAACAAAACCAGATTAACTCGTCCTTTATTACCATTTTTAGCGCAGCAATCGATAAAAGATAACTCCGGTATCGTTAAAACTAACAGGCAAAAGTCTGACAATATGCACATACAACAATTACTTTTATCAATTTATTGAATATTAAAACAATATTCAGATTTCTTTATCATGCACATCATATGTTCGAGTTCGACTGGCTGCGAAAACAAATAGCCCTGGAAAAAAAACAACCCCATCCCCTTCAATTTATTGAACTTTTCCAAACTGTCTACCCCCTCTGCAATGCAATCGCTCTGCGTTAACTGGCAGTAATAGATAAGACTTTTCATCAATGCCATAGCATGTGGGTCGCGTTGAAAATCGTTAATGATACTCTTATCCAGTTTGTAACCGCTAAAACGTGCCAACCTGACCGGAAAAAGCACGCTGTTTTGCGAAAAGCAGTCATCAAGAAAGATACGAAAGCCTCGTTCTTGAATTTTCCGCATATTCGCTATCGTATTTCCTTGTTGTTTGAGGTCGACAGTTTCAGCAAATTCTAACACCAGACAATCGGCCCACAGCGGATTATGCAACTGCAACCATGCAGCTTCCATCAAACAGATAAGATGGTGATGGTGCGCGATGCAGGTCGGTATATTGACGGTAAAATAAAATTCGCCCTGATAGCGATTGATACCCTGCACCGCTTCTTGCAGAACGAAAGCTGTAAGCGAGAACCAAATGGCCTCTGACTGTATGTTCGGCAGAAACTCGGTTGGTAGCAGAACGACGCCGTCCTTTCGCCAACGCGAGAGCACTTCAATGCCTTTAATATGCAGATGGATATCGACAATAGGCTGGAAGACAGGATAGACCTGACCATTCTGAATGGCATGAACTAGCTCGCTTTCAAAAGGGGTGAGCGTGGCCAAAGCTTGCACTGCCTGGCATTCTTTTCGGCTATCCGTAAAGCAGTTGACCTGCTGCGTAAAAAACTCAACCATCAT